GCTGGACTGGAGCGCCACCTTCCGCAACTGGATCATCAACGCAACGAAGTACGCCAAGCCCAATGGAGCCGCCAATGACCAGCCAGCCAATCCACTCGCACGACGCCGCGGCGAAAGCAATTTCGAGTGGGTCAACCGGTGCGCCGCCTACCACCGCGAGCACGGCAACCTCGCAGACCAAGAGCACCATGGCGATCCTGTGGGAGCGAATGACCGCGATGTACCCCGGGCTGTGGGTTCGTGACCTCGGGCCTACGCCGGTCGGCGAGGACGGCAAGCTGACGATGCAGGCCGACACGTGGGCGAAGGCACTGGCCGGACTCACTGGCCAGCAGCTGGCCGAGGGCCTACGCGGCTGCGCTGCCCGCCCGGGCGATTTCCCGCCGAGCGTCGGCAGCTTCCGCTGCATGTGCCTCGGTATCCCCAGCCTGCCGGCGGTGCGCCGCGAGCTGGCCAACCCGGCCGGCGGCCGGTCGTCGTTCGCCGTCATGGTGTGGCAGAACATCGACTCCCACGCCTACAGGCGGGCCGAGGGGCGTGCCGCTGATCGGATGCTGCTCGAGGCCTACGACGAAGCGCGCGACGCTGTGGTGCGCGGCCAGCCGCTTCCTGACCCGGTCCCGGCGCTGTCTCAGCAGAAGGCGCCGCCGCCGAAGCCGGCGAGCCCGGAGCGTGTGAGGTCCGCCCTCGACGAGATCGCCGCAACGCTGATGGCCATGCCTTCGATCCTGCCCGGGGCCAACGAACCTGACGGGCTGACGGACGAGGAGCGGGCGCGACAGGATGGCGGCGGGGGTGTTGACAGCACGGCCTAGTGCCGTGTTATGCTTCTGCCACCAGCGGATGGGCCGCTGAAGGAGATCCCATGGAATACATCAAGACCACGACCGGCGGCGCCCGCAAGCTTGCCGCCGTCATCTACGAAACCAACACCGCAGCTGCCAACCTCCTTGTCGATGCGGCCGAGAAGATCGCCAAGTCGGATGCTCCGGATGCGCACATGTACGTCGGCATCAACGAGGGCCTGCGCGTCCGCGTCGGCAAGGAGTCCTGAGATGGCAATCACCGTGCAGAAAGTCAGCGGCGCGATGCGCCGGGCGCGAGTCCCGGCCAGCACCTCAAGCTCTACGCGCATCCGCGGGTGGCGCGACTACACCAGCGGCGTCTGCGTCTACCGCGCCATGGACGGAAACGTCTGTGCGTACTGGGTCACCGGCAACCACTACATCAGGGAAACGCCGGAGATGCGGGCGAAGAACCTCAAGAAGATCACCAACGCGCTCGACGCTGTCGGGATCAAGTACACCGTCAAAGACGACAGAGCCGTCATCGAGGCCAACCAGTGAGCGAGTTCAAGCCCGGCGACAAGGTCGTCATTCGCGACATCGAGGATTTCAAGGTCGATGTGCAGCGCGTACTGAAGGGTCGGGTTGGGGTTATTCAGGAGCGCCCGCCAACCCTCCCGGGGAACAGGTGCCTGTTCATCAAGTGGCAGCCGAAAAAGACCGACCGTCGTGCGTCGCGAATTCACGACTGCCCAGCTTGGCTCGAACCCCGCTACCTCAAACACTACAACGAGATCTGAGCATGATCATCTCCCGCAGCATGAACCCCGCCCAGCTTCGCGACCTGATGGGCGGCACCTTCACCGAGTCGGATGCCAAGCGCTTCCGCGACATCCTCGTCGAGTCAGGGCACTCCGGCCTCGACACCTCCTATCTCACCAGCAAGCAGCGCTGGTACGACCTGCTCGACAAACTGGACGACAACGCATGAGCAACAAGACCGTCAGCATTCTGAAGAGCTACCAGCCGCCGTCGCCTGAGGATGTGCGCAAGCTGCGCAAGCGCCACGACCTGACTCAGGCGCAGCTCGCCGAGATGGCCATGGTCAACGAGCGAACGGCGCAGCGATGGGAGGCGATCGAGAAAACGCTGTCGCACAAGTACCCGTCGGCAGCGAGCTGGGCTCTGGTCCTGCACGCGGTCGGCGAAGATCCGCTGCCGCGCAAGCGCCGCAAGTAATCCGCCACAAGGAGGCGAACATGTCACTGGGAAAAACCATCGGCGAGATCATCGCCAGTACCGCGAACAACAAGCGCGCCATCGATGCGCTGACCGGCGTCGTGCTCGGCACCGACGCGCCGCTGCTGCACCGGGCTGACGCTGGCGACACGAGCGTGCAGGCCGCCTACTCGGTGGACACCTCGAGCGTCGAAGAGAAGGTGCTCGTCGCGATCCGCGCCGCAGGCAAGGCGGGCACGACGCAGGACGCCCTGCTCGAGGCGCTGCCGTGGATCACCTACCCGACCCTGACGGCACGCTTCAGCGCGCTGCTGCGCAAGGGCCTGATCATCGACACCGGCGACCGCGTGCTCGGCAAGAGCGGCCGCAAGCAGCGCGTGATCCGCGCAACGGAGGAGTGCCGTGACTGATCTGCAAAAGCGCGTGGCCTACATGCGCCGCGACTTTGACCTGTCTACGTTCCAGCGTTCGCGGTACTGGGCGGAAGAGTGCCGAGGCATTGTCGAGGCCATGCTTGCTGCGCCGCAGGCCGAGCCGGTGGCGAAAGTCGTGGCCGCTGACCTTGGGCCGTGGCAATCGGCAGCTAGCGAGTTCGCGCTGGTGCAAATCGAGTGGCTGAATAAATCACCGCCGCCCGTTGGCACCAAGTTCTACGCCACCCCGCAGCCGCAGGCCAGCGCGGAGGATGTGGCACTGGTGGGCGAGTGGATGGACTGCAATGGGAATCCGAAGCGCAAGGCCGCATGGCAGCGCATCCGCGCATCGCTGGGGGTGGGCAAGTGAGCGTTGTTGCACTTGGAAGCGCACGCCACGACTTGCAGCGCCTTGTCGATGCGATCAAGGCGGCGGTGTACGAGAACGGCGCAGGACTCAGCGTGACCGAAGCAATCGGCGCGCTTGAGCTTGCGAAGCATGAAATCTTGAAGGATCACGGACAATGAGCGAGCAAACCGAGGAGGAGTATTTGATCGAGCGGCTGTCGAAGTTGCTGGCAGAAATTTCAGTCATCGTGAACGGGCCGCAACCGATGGGCGTGCTGTGGAGCTATGCCGACTTGCCGCAGAAGGTGCAGGCGTTGAAGGACGCCGCCGCGCTGAACGCGCAGGCCGGGGTGGTGGAGGCTCGCCCGCTGTCCGAGTGGTGCGAGGACTTCGGCCCGGTGACTTGGTGGAAGCTGCCCGTGGAAGAGGCGGCATGGATCGGGACGCCGAACGACGACGACTGGCCCGGCTATCACACGCACTGGACGGCGCACCCGGTCGTGCCCGCCCTCGCGGCGGTGAAGGAGAATGATCGTGGCTGAGTGGATGCCGATTGAGAGTGCGCCGAAAGGTACGCCGGTACTTACGTGGCACGACGTTGGGACGCTGATATTCAATCCGAGACACCCTTACTTCCAAAGTCGCGGGTACGTGGTAGTTCAGTCATACCTCACTGGCTTTTGGGATTCAGAGCTTGCGGCTACAGGTCGAGTGACCCACTGGATGCCATTGCCCGAGCCGCCGAAGGAGACGCCGTGAAGCCGCTGACGAGATTCCTAGCCGCGCACATTCACCGCGACGGCAGCCAAGGCGAGCTAGTCGATGCTTGCCTCTGGGATGATGCCGACGCCGTGATCCGCGAGCTTGAGGCCGGGCGCGACGCAGCGCGGGCGGAGCTTCGATACTTGGTCGAGGCTTGGGGATGCTCGACGCTCGACGGCGGAGACATCGACCGAGTGCGACGGCTGCTAGACGCCGCTATTGACAACGCACGGAGCAAGGAATGAGCGGGAGCCCGAAGAGCTATCGGCGCGCGAAGCTGTCGAAGGAAAACGCCGAGCGTCTGGCGCAGGGCATGCAGCCCAAGGAGATGCGCGGAAGGTTCGGCGTGCACATCCCGCACGTCACCGATCTTCCGCCACTGGTTGACGTCCCGATCTGGAAGTACCGCACCGAGGATCAGGAGGGCGAGCTGCTGGTCGCCATGGCTCGAGGCCAGTGGTGGGAGGAGCACCTGTGGCACTTGCCCATGGAGGGCGGAGCCGGCAAGGCCGGCATGATTCGCTCGGCGAAGATGAAGCGGCAGGGCGCGAAGAAGGGGACGCCGGACTACGCTCTTCCGATCCTTCAGGTGATGAAGGACGGCCGCACCATGGGCGGCCTGTGGATCGAGCTGAAGGCCAGCGACGGCAGGCCGAGCGAGGACCAGCTCAAGCGTGCCCGGGCGATCATGTCCAGCGGGCAGGCGTTCTGCTTCGCCTACGGCGCAGACGCGGCGCTGTCGGCCATCCGTGTTTACCTGAAGGGCGAGTGGCCCCGTGGCGGGTAAGCGCGGCAGCGGCCCGCCTGTTGCGTCTGAGGCCCACTGCGAGGGGGTGCTGGCCGGGCACAGGATCGCGACCTACCAGCCCCGGTCCCGGGAAGCGTGGCGCGCTGCGCTCGAGGCGTCCGGGCTGGAGGGCGAGGCACGGGCCGCGGCAGCCGCCTACCTCGAGGACCGGTGGAAGGCGCAGCCCTATGACCCTAACGACTTCGCGCCACGCCCCCGCTACGGCGAGGGCGCCCCGATCAAGATGGTGTTTTGCACTGCCCGGGGAAAGGTCGCCTGATCAGCTCCATGGTGAGCTTTGTTCCGGCGGCGCGTGCGCGCTGCACTCGCCTCGACAGGCGATCGAACTCGACGCCCATCTCCTTCGCCACTTTCTGCAACACGACGGGCTTGCCATCGACGTAGACCACTGTCGGACCATGGCGGCGCGCTGTGCCGTTGCGCGACGCGCGCTTCCTCTCTTCCTTGGTCACGCTGTGGTAGTAGTGAATCTTGTGACCCATGGAAGCCTACTTCCCCTCGGGCTTTTCGCGGCTGCGATAGATGCCCTTCCGCGCGAGCGGATTGCCCAGCTTTCGTGGACTTGGCTGCGCCTTGCGCGGCTTGCTCAGCGCATCGGCAATCTTCGATCGAAGGCGCATTGCGGCCATGGCCAGTCGCATCTCGACATCGCCAAGAGCCTCACCATCACGAGCCTCGACGCGCTCGCACGGAAGCGTGCTTCGCACCTTGTCGCTTGCCGTGATGCCTTCACCGTCCCATCCAACAAGACACCAGACGCCGATCTTTGTTCCGACGGCGCGGTCCAGCATTCGCTTCGCTGCCGCCCGCATATCCTTCACCTTGATCGTCATGGCTTCACCCTTCTCGGCCTGCCCCTGAAGCTTCCAAAATCCAAGCCCCTCGACTTGACCGCCTCGATGATCTCCGAGGCGATCAGGTCGGGGTCGCATGCGTTGTCGAACGCCATGACCAAGTAGCGCGGCTCACCAGCATGGTCGTCGACAACGAACCGGCCGGCTGCATCGATGCGGATGAACAGCCTGCCGCTGCGCCCCTCCGCTGTTGACGCCGCGCGTTCGGCGACCTGCGTGTAGTAGTCCGGGCAGGTCGCCTCTCCGGCCCGGCCGAAGATGACCGGGAGAGAGATCATCGACCGGTGCTCCCGAAGCCGCCGGCGCCGCGGATCGTCTCGTCCATGTCGACCGTCAGGACGCGATCGAAGTACGGCGACAGGTGCGGGGTGACGACCATCTGTGCGATGCGGTCACCACGACGAACCTCGAACGGATGACGAGTGGTGTTGAACAGGATCACGCAAACCTCGCCGCGGTAGTCGCTATCGATGATGCCGGGGGCATTGAGCACCTCGATCCCGCTCTTCAGTGCGAGCCCGCTGCGACTGCACACCAGACCAGCCCAGCCGCGCGGGATGCGGAAGATGTTGCCCGTGTGGACCAGCTTGCGGTCGAAGGCCGGGACGGTCACGTCCTCGTTGGCGAACAGGTCGAGGCCGGCGCTGCCGCCTGTGGCGTAGGTCGGGTACTTCGCACCCGCGTCAGTCAGTGCGATTTGCAGGCGCTGGTCCGCGCTTTCGGGGGTTGTCATTCATCAGCTCCAGTGGGGTCACGTGCCGTTCGGTAGCTCGGCTGATCTTCTCGGCGAGGTCGATGCCGGCGAACCGAACCCCGCGCGCAATGGCATACACCATGTGCTCGCTGCAGCGAGCCCGGTACGCAATCCGCTTCAGCACCGGGTTGGTCAGGCCCAAGCCCTCGCCATCCAGTGATGCCTTCTCGATGTACTCGCGCAGCTTCATCGTAGCTCCTCTTGAAGTTTCTGTACACCGCGCGTATTCTGCATTGGCTGGATGGGCCAGCGCAGCAATATCAGGAGGCGTCATGTCCCGCATCGGGATCTTTCTCGACGAGCCGGCAGCGGATTACCACCGCACCGTGCTCGGCGAAGCCAACAACTCAGGCCTCAAGGTCATCGACGAGCGGACACCCGCCCACTACTTCCAGTGGGTGCAGGACCGCAACAAGCCGAAGACCCCGGACGAAGAGTTCAAGGAGCAGCAGCACTTTCGTGTCGGCCGCATCGTTCACTCTGCGATCCTCGAGCCGGACAAGTTCAACGAGCACTACGTCGAGATGCCGTACTTCGGCAAGATGCAGTCGAGCACCAACCGGGCGATCCGCGACGAGTGGCTGAAGTCTCTGCCCCCGGGAACGTCTGTCGTCGAGGAAGGCGAGAAGAAGCTGGCCATGGCCATGCGCGACGCCGTGCTCCGACACAAGACCGCGCGCCTGATCATCGAAGGTGGCAGGCCCGAGGTCACGCTGCGCTGGATCGACAAGCGCACCGGCCTGCTGTGCAAGGCTCGCGCCGACTGGTGGCACGAGGAGCTGCAGTTCGCGATGGACCTGAAGTCCACCGAGGATGCGAGCCCCATCGAGTTCGGTCGCAGCGTTGCGCGCTACGGCTACCACCGCCAGCACTGCCACTACAGCAGCGGCTTTTCCGCGAACGACCGGCCGCTGCGCAACTACCTGCTGCTCCCGGTCGAGAAGCCCAAGCCGCACGCCGTCGGCGTCTATCACATCGACGCGGCCGCTGAAGAGCGCGGCTTCCAGATCCTGCACCGCTCCATGGACAAGCTGGCCGAGTGCATGCGCACCGGCCGCTGGCCCGCCTACTCCGACAACATCGAAGTCCTGACCCTCCCGGGCTGGGCCTATTCCGACCGAGGCTAATCATGACCACCGAGATCACCACCGCGGCCGAGCGCGCCGCGCTTGTCCCCCAGAGCAACGAGGCGACTCAGCACTGGGAACTGATGCAGCGCCGCGCCCGTGCGTTCGGCGCCAGCACCATCGTGCCCGAGGCCTATCGTGGCCCGGACAAGCTGGCCAACGTCGTCATCGCCCTCGACATCGCCGACCGCCTGCGCGCGAACCCGCTGCAGGTGATGCAGGCGCTGCACATCATCCAAGGCCGGCCGAGCTGGTCGTCGTCGTTCCTGATCGCGACCGTCAACACCTGCGGCCGCTTCACCCCGATGCGCTTCGAAACGCGCGGCGGCGACGACGCGTCGAGGAAAGAGTACGCCGTGCGAGCAATGGCTAAGGATCGCGAGACGGGCGAGATCTGCATCGGCCCGTGGATCACTTGGCAGATGGCCGACGCCGAGGGCTGGACCACGAAGTCCGGTTCGAAGTGGAAGACCATGCCGGAGCTGATGTTCATGTACCGCGCCGCTGGCTTCTGGTCCCGAATCTACGCGCCCGAGGTGTCCATGGGCTTCCTGACCAAGGAGGAGGCCGAGGACGTCACCGCCACGCAGCCGCACCGCGGGATCACGGAGAACGATCGCGCTGCTATCAGCGACCTGCAAGCGCGGCTGGAGCAGCAGTCGAACCAGCCTCGCTCCATCGAAGCAATCAACGAACTCGCGGACGCTGCCGGTGCCGGCGACGCGCAGACTTCCACCAGCGCCGAGGAGAACTGAGATGCCCCTGTACCAGATCAAGAACATCCACACCGGCGTCACACGGCTCGTCGAAGCGCCGATCCCGTCGACCGCCATCCGGCACGTCGCCGAGTCCGACTACGAGGTCACCAAGCCGAGCGCGGCCGACGCGGCGCGCCTTGCCATGACGGGCATCGTGCTCGAAGTGGCCGAGACGCAGCCGCGCGTTGCGCAGCAGCAGCTCCCGCTCTAAGCAGCACGCCGGGCCAGAGGACGAGCTGGCCCGGCACCCCAAGGAGACGACCATGATCCAACGCCAGATCAAGATCGAGGGCACGCTTGCCGGATGCCCCGGCTGCGGCAAGCAGCCGAAGCACTACCACGTCCTCGGCAGGGACCAGCACCTGCTGGAGTGCTACCCGTGCGGACTGCGCACGGCGAAGATGCCGACGCTGCAGCAGGCCATCGAACTCTGGGAAGCGCAGGACACCGCGCGCTTCGCGGTGCGCGCATGAACAGGTGCGAGACGTGCAAGCACTGGGGGCACCCGAATATTGACTACTCGCGCGGTGGAGACATTCAGGGCCGCCGCCCCTGCATGCAGGTTGAGGTCAACTGGTGGATCGACGGCGGCGATTGCAACGACGCGCTCTACACGCCTGCCGACTTTGGCTGCACCAAGCACGAGGTGCGCGCATGAGGGCTCGTGCTGTGTGGACCACCGCGGAGATCGGCGACGTGCGCGAGCGCGCGAAGACGCAGACCTTGAAGGAGGTGGCCAAGCACTACGACGTCACCGTCGGCGCGCTGAAGGCGCTGTGCCATCGGCAGCAAATCTCGTTCCGCCGGGCGAAGGCGGGCCTCACATGACGCGCCCGACGCAAGGCACAGGCGGGCCGGCAATGCGCCCGCTCTGCTACAACGGCGAGGCAATGGCGAGCTACCCGGCGAACGAGGGTCGAGTACCCATCGCCACCAACATCGAGACGATGACCGTCGATGTGACTCAGCGCGTGACGCTTATCCCATGGGCCTTCACCCAGAAGTGCATGTCGTGGGCCAGCGATCCCAGCACCGACCCCGTGCCCATGGCGGAGAACTGGCGATGCGCCGGCTGCCGCCACTTCCCCGCCGACCTCGTCGAGCTGGCAGAGAAGCGACGGCAGGAGCGGCCTAGCCGCCCGACCTTGCGACATTCGCCCGGGACATCAGGCGGTTGAACTCCTTGGTCGCATCCTCGCGCTTGCGCTGAAGCTCGACGAGCTGGCGCTGGCGCTCGATAGGGCCGAGGTCGCGGTTGTTGTAGACCGCGCGCATTGCCGCTGAGATCTCGCGCAGATCCCTCTCCGCGGCGCGGTACTCCTCAAGCACGCTGCCCTCCAGCGGCGCCAGCTGAGGCTGGCCGCTGGCGTTGACGAACGCAGTGCCGGCTTCGCCGTTCTCCGTGGTCGTCTTGCGAATCTTCGGATCGATGCCCGCGTAGGCCGGGCCAAGCTCGGCCTGCACGCGACGCATCTCCTCGATACCACCTTCGGCATAGGCCACTTGGATGCGCTCGAGGTTGCGCTCGTAGGTGTCCTTGTTGTCGTAGAAGCGCGCAGCCTCGCGCTGCTCAGGGCGCACGCCACCGGACACCGCACGCACGACCGGGATGTCGAAGCTGGCCATGTCGCCGATCGCCAGCTCGCGCGTCGCTGCACGCGTCGACTGCAGCAGCACCGTTCCCGGGCCGCCAGTGAACTGGCCAAGCAGGTACTCGAGGTCGTTCGGGCTGACGTCGGTGAAGCTTGGCGCAAGCTTCGGCGGGGTCAGGTCATCGCCGCCGCCGAGGCGGTTCAGGCCCTTGGCGATAAGCACCAGCGACTCCGGCGTGCCCGGCGTGTAAAGCGCGGCGCGCGGCAGGTCGAACTCACTGAAGTCCTCGCTCGGGCGAATGCGCCGGCCGAGGTCGTCCTTGTTGCGCTCGAGGTTGGTGTAGAGGCGGACCAGCGTCGGCTGGAACCAGCCCTCCTCGCCGACCGGGACAGGGCTCACTGCGTCGATCGCAGTCGAGGTCATGTATGCCATCGCCTCGGTGCCGTGCTTGATCGGCGAGTCGCCCATGCGGCCGCGCCAGTTCGGGCTCAGGTAGTTGGCGAGGTAGCCGCCAGTCGCCGGGAACACGTTGAAGCCGAACGGCATCGGGATCGAGATGTAGCGGGCGGTGCCGTCGTCGTCGAAGCCCAGCGGGATGATGAAGCCGCGGCGCTTGGCGTGGTCGGGGATCTTCTCCCACAGCGTCTCGTCGTCGTCATCGCCGAACGTCTGCATGCCGAGCGCCATGGCAAAGGCGAACTGGCCCATGGCCAGACCGCCGAGCATGACCCTGACCTTCGGGTGGTTCATGAGCTGCAGTGTGCGACGCGAGCCCTGCACGGCCGCATTGAAGAACAGGTACAGCGAGTTTATGAAGGAGCCAGCCATGCCCTTGCGGTTGAAGTTGACCGTCATCTCCTTCGCGTAGGTCGCTGCACGCTGCTTCGACCAGCCCTTGTCCTTGCGGAGGTGAGCGTAGGTCGCGATGCGCAGAGCATTCTCGACGCCGTCGTTGACGTCCTCGATCCACTGAAGCGTGTCGCTGCGCTCGAAGACCTGTGCGAGCACCGGGATCGGGTTGCCCTTGTGCTTGCGCACGACGTCAGCGATCGGGAGCATCGAGTCCTCGATCTTCTGCTGCAGCGTGTCCGAGTCTTCCATTGCGGTGTAGCCGGTCTTGCCGCCCTGCTCTGCGAACTCGCGGGCCCAGTCGACCATGGCCTTCTTGTCGTCGGCAATGGTGCTGTCGCCGCGCTGGCCGCGCGAATCGCGATACGAAGCAGCGAAGGCGGCGCGCCAGTTGGCCAGCACAACGCCGGCGCTCTTGGCGCCCAGCTCCGCGTACAGGCCGCTCGCGCCCTGCAGCAGGTCGCGCGCAAGGTTCACCGGCACGAAGCCCGGGTTGAACCGGGTGAAGACCGCGGAGAACCAGCGGTTGACCCAGCCGATGTACTTCACCGCCCACTCGGTGCCAGTGACGCCAGTGTTCTTCAGCGCCTCGACCAATCGCGGGTGCTTGATCTGCACGCGGTACGGCTTGCCGTTGTGCTTCACGATCACCGTCTCGGCGTCGTCCGGCGTGCCGATCGACAGGTACACCTCGCCGGTCGCCTCGCTGAACTTCGGCTCGAGCACGACCGGCTCGAGCGACCACAGGCCCGGGTTCGGGTACGACAGCACCAGACGCAGCAGGGAGCGCCCGACCTCGGCCTTGCCGGCCTGCACGATGGCGCGCTCGCCGTCGCCGACAAGCTCGGCGAGGATGTTCTTCGGCGGGGTCTTGCGGCCGAGCGCGCGCTGCACGCCCGGGCTGCCGGCGCTGATGCCCTGCCCAGTGCCGCGGCCGCCGACGCGCTCCTCGCCCTCGCCGTCCTTGCCGCGCAGCGGGACGTAGTGGCTGTAGCTGCTCTGGATCGCCTGTGCGGCCTCCGCGGTCAGCTGCCCTGCCTCGACCAGCGTCTGCAGCGAGGCGCGCCTCACGGCCTCCACGCGGCGGCTGACGGCCTCCAGAGAGGCGAGCTGCTCCGGGGTGTAGCTGGCGAGCTGGGCATCGGCCTCGGCGTCGGTCATGCCGCTGCCGTCGTCCACGCCCGGGCGGATCGCCCGGATCTTGGCGTTGCGCTCCTTGGCGTGCTTCGCCCAGAGGTACTTGTCGACGGCGTCCTGAGACAGGCCAGTCGCCTTGACCGCAGCCTTCAGCGGCTCGACCAGCTTCACGCGGAAGGACTCGATGCGATCGGCGGTCTTGCCGTGCATCAGGTTCTCCATGCGGTACACGTTCTGCAGGTCGTCGATCGAACGGCCGAGCTGGCGCTCGATCTCGTCCTGCACGTCGCGCATGTCGATCATCTTGTCCTGCAGCAGGCGGCGGAAGTACCGCTTCGCCTTGGCCGCGAGATCCTTGATGCCGTTGCTTGCCCACAGGAAGCTGCCCTGCTGGTAGCCCTCGGCAGCGAGGAAGTCGAGCATGTCGCTGCGCTTCTTGTGCGCCTTGATCACCTTGTAGTCGTTGGCCGCGCGCCAGTCGGCGATTCGCTTTGCGGCGACGTAGGCACGCTCTGCCTCATCGAGTGCGCCAGTCAGCTCGTCGACCAGCGCCTCGCGCTCGGCCAACGACATCGTCGACGTGCGGCGCTCGACCTTGTCCAGCAGGCGATTGGCCTGCGCCTGCTTCGAGCGGACTGCGGACATGCCCTGCTCGGCGATCGCGATCATGTCGCGCACCGCGTCGTAACGCTTCAGCGCCTCGCGGTCGCCCTGCAGTGCGTCGCGGCGCTCAGGCGTCAGCATGCGCTTGGCCTCGACGATCTCTTCGGCGAAGTCGCGCGACGTCGACACCTCGCCGATCAACAGGCGAGCGCGCTGCGTCCACGCCTTGACCTGTTCGGCAGTGGTCAGGTTCGTGGTCAGCTCGCGAGCGAGCTGCGACTTGCGCGTGCGGAGAGCTGCTGCGGCAGCGCGGGCGTCCTGCGTCTGGCGCGACTGCAGCGGCGCGTCACCGACAGGCGTCCACTGCATGGCCTGAGGATCGAAGACGCGAAGGGGCTTGAGCGACACGACGCGCACAGGGGTGCGGCGCCAGTTGCTTGCGCGCTCTTCGCGAACTCCGGTGACCTCGTACTCGCCGGCAACGATGGCCTCCGAATAGCGGTGCCCGAACTCGCGAGCGTCGGCCTCGCTCCAGACTCCGTATGCCGACATCGGAGTTCCGACAGGGAACTCATAGGCCGTCGGCGTGCCGCGCTGGTCAGCCTCATCGAGGCGGATGCCATACGAGGCGGAGCTGCTGAGGTCGCCACTGGCAGACGTCAAGCCGAGCTTGACCACTCGACCGATCGGGAACTCGCGGCCGTCGACATCTTCGAAGCCGTGGTACAGGCGCTCCTCGGAGCCTTCGCGATCAGCGGCAATCTCGGACAGGGCAGTGACGGCCATGCGCTCGAGTCGATCGACGCTCTCACGCGATCGCCACTGCTCCATCTCGCGGCCCGGGATCGCCATGATCTGCATCGACGCCGTGGTGATGGCCGAGCTGCCGGAGTGGCTGGCGCCCCACTCGTCGCCGATCGCCGATTTGCTGCGCGACTGCAGCGGCGCGCTGATGATCGGCACCTTCTTCTTGAGCCCGTGCAGGATCGCGATCTTGCCTTCGATGCCAGCGAGCGGAGGCAGCAGAAGGCCGTCGAAGCCGGCGTCGTTCACCAGCTCCTCGAGGTAGTCCATGTTCGCGCCGGCATCCTCGCGCAGTCCGCGCGGGTCTGCCTCGTAGTCGTAGAGGTTCGTCAGCTCGACCGCGTAGCGGTTGTTGCCGGCGACGACGTCCTCCTTGCGCGGCGGCGTGTCGCCTTCCTGCACGTAGAAGTACAGGCGGCGGCCGGTGTCGCCCGGCTCAGCGCGAGCACCGTACTGGCCAGTGCCGAATCGGCGACGCTCATTGCCGGCAGAGCCAGCTCCAGCGAACTTGCCGTCGAGCGCAGTGAGCCCGGCGGTGCCGCTGTAGTGGATGCCGTTCGCGCTTACCGCGTCTTTTTGCTGCTTGCGCTGCCGGAAGGACGGGGCGTCTTCGGGGAAGCTGCGCGACTGGAGAGGTCCGCCTGCACTGCCCGGCGCACCATCGCGTCGAACTCCGGGCTGTCCATCGGCGGCGGCGCGGGTGTCGGCTTGCTCTTGTTCATTGGCGTCCTCCTGCATGTCGCCAGCTCGACCTTCGAGCCACGTCCATTCTGGCATGAGGCCGGTCTTCTGGTCTGCGAACACCGTCTCCTCGGCGGAGGCGGTGCGGTTGCGTTCACCGAACGGGCCGAAGTTGAGCCACGAGTTCTGGCCGCGCGTCTCGCTGGTGATGGCCGCCACCGCGTCGCCAGTGAACAGGCGGACGTGGGCCTGCCACGCGTTCTCCTCGCCGTCGGCGCGGAAGCCAGAGCCCTCGATGCCATGGCCGAAGGCGTCATGCACGGCACGGAACAGGTCGTTGGCCAGCACCGGCTTGGCCTCGCCGTCCGGGCCACCGAACGGCCAGCGGATGCCGGTGTCCTCGAGCATGGGGTTGTCGGCGACATCGAGGTCGCTGGCCCCGCTGCCGAAGCCCTCGGCCGTCGGGAACACGCCCATGCGCTGGTTGGCGCGGATGTCGCGCATCGCGTTCCACGGCGAGCTGGTGTACTGCTGGCCAGCCTCGCTCTCGAGATCGATGAACCAGAAGCGGTAGCCCGCGGCCTCGAGCGCGCGGTACTGGGCAAGCGTCTGGTCGATCAGCGAGCGGTAGGCGGCGCGGACGCGCGGGTCATTCGGCGCGTGCTCCATCGCCTCGTAAGCGTCGGCGATGCGCTTGGCGCGCTCGGGGTCGACCTTGACGTACTCCGCCTGTCGACGGAGCTGGATGCCGTTGTCCCGGGCGTACTGCTCAGCAACAGCGACGAGCCGGGGGTCCGGCCCGTCGAAGCCACGGACTACCGGCGCGCCGGGGAGGCGGCTCTGGAGAGCAGGCTGCGGTTCTGCGCCCGCATCTTGGCCACGCGCATCGCGCCCTGCTCGGGCGAGTCCTCGGCCGGCTCGACGCCCGCGAGCGCCATCAGCTTCTGCGCCCGATCGGCCGGGTTCGACGACATCACCGCCCGATCCACCGCCTCGTGCAGCGGGTCCGTCGGGTCGATCACCTTGGGCTTGTTCATTGATGGCCTCCTCGTAGCCAATGTCGTCACGGCCGCGAACACCAAGGCCGTCGTACAGACGCTTCTCATAGTACCAAAGGGCGGCCTGAATGTCGGCCAGCGTGAGGTCGACGCCGCGGCGGCGAAGGCGGCGCTGGGCCTCGATCGCCGTCTCGACCATGAACTTGCGCTCGGTCGCGCTGGTCGGCGCCTCGTTCAGCTCGAGCACGGCGGCCTTGATGAAGGTGTTGGCCTTCTTCTCGATGTCGCTGCCGTCCTTATAGCCGCGATCCTTGTAGGCCTTCCAGTACGGCGTAGCGGCCTCGATGAGCTGCTCCATGCTGGCGCTGTCCGGCAGGCCAAGCAGGCCGCGAAGCGCAGCCATGCCGCTATCCGTCGGAGCCGGGAGCATGTTCGCGCGGTAGCGGTTGAAGCTGCGCGACCACCACAGGTCCATGGTCAGGTAGCCAGTGGAGCCAGCGAGGTTCGCGTAGAACGCGCCCAGCTTGGCGCCGAAGTACAGGGCCGATCGCGGCAGCGTCATGTCTGCCGTGTAGTCGCTGCTCGGCTTCTCGCCGCGCTTGCGCAGCTCGGCATTGATCTCCTTGACGGTCATCTCCGACAGCAGGTGCTGGCGAATGCCGTCCATGCCAAAGCGAGAGATGAGCTGATCGATCACCTCGATGTTGTTCTCGAGAGCCTCGGCGCGGCGAGTGCCCGGCATGGCGTCGCGCAGGCTGGCGCCATCACGGAAGGCGGCGAACATCTCCGTCGCCATCTTCAGGTTCTGGCGCACCTTCTCGCCGTTCGACGTCACGGCGAGGATCATCGTGAACAGGTTGCGAGCGGAATCGGCATTGACCATGCCGCGAGCTGCAGCCTCGCTGTCGCTGTCCAGCTCAGGGAATCGCGACGCAAGGCGGCGCACCGCGTTCGGGTAGTTGACCGAATACCAGCCGACGCCGGAGCCGGTCTGCTGCGCGGTGTCGCCGATCTGCACCATGACCTCGTCGGCCATCGCGGCGGCGATCTTGGTCATCGCCTCGGGGCTGCGATCCTTCGGTTCGATTCGCCCATTGCGCTTGGCGACGTAGGCATCGAGCGCCTCGCCAACGCTGCGCACCTTGTTCTCGCCGTCGACACTCAGGCCAAGCTGCTTGCGCGCCTTGGCGAAGTCCTCGGTCATCCACTTCGACGAGAGCGGCACGCGGCTCTGCATGGTCGCGCCTTCAGCCGCCTGTTTCTGGCCAGCGCGCAGCGACTTGTAAGCGTTGCTGATGAGTCCGACCACCTCGGCGTCGCTCATGCGCAGGCGAGTGCCGACGTCCGGCGTGTTGAAGAGGGCGCGCTTCACCGCGGCGATGGCGCGCTTGACCACGCCCTCAGCAGCCTTGCGCTCCTGCTCAATGCGCGAATCGATCTCGGCCGTCTGCTGGCGCGAGAACATCACGGCATCGCCGTAGCGATCCATCAGCGCATCGATGTCGCCGGTGAACCACGCAGCCGTGTACTCGGCCAGCGCCTCTTCGATGAACAGCGTCGGGTCGGTGGCCGGGCGCGCGCCGGCGGCGCCGGCCTCTGCCTCAGCCCGGGCCTCGGCCATCATGGCCATGGCGATGCCGCGGATGGTCGGATTGGTCCCGGCCTCCTGCATGGTCCGGGCAAACTGCTCCTGCGGCAGCAGGGCGCGCAGGCCCTTGTGGCCGGCCAGCTCGTGGAGGGTGACCCAGACGGCGCGCGAAGGGCTGACCAGCGCGCCGCGGAACAGGTAGACCTTGCCGGTCTTCGGGTCGTAGATGCCCTCAGTCTTGCCGTCGAGGCCGCGGCTGCTGACGCCGGCAGGCAGATCGGACGGCGCGTCGACGATGGCCACAGCATCCGGGCTCAGGCCCAGCGCGCGAACGGTCGACTCGACGAAGGGGTCGATGCGTGCGCCAGCGGAAGCCGGCGCAGTGCCGCCGGCTACTTGGCCGGGGCTGCCGCCATCGGGCTGCGGCGCGGCGCCGGGGCGCTGGCCATCCGCTCGCTGCGCAGTCGATCCGACTTCGCCCGCAGTTCCGCCAGCTGCCGCTGCGTCTCCGCCTGCAGCTCGTCCGGCTTGTCCGCCAGATGCGAGAGGCCCAGCCTCTCCAGTCGCTTCTCGTCGCTCATTGGTGCTCGTCTCCTTGGTTGGCGAGGCCGCATTCTTGCTGGCATTCACGCCGAGGTCTGCCTCGCGGGCGATCTCCTCGACGGTCAGGCCCGGCTGGATGCGCGCCACCCCGGTGTGGAAAGTCACGCCCTTGTCGGTGCGGGACGCCTTGGTGTGCGGGATCTGGTCGAAGCCCCGGGACCGAGCATACTCCACGGCACGGGACCGTGCTCGTTCGGTGGCCGCATTGACAGCTTCTTGCGAAGCGTTCACGACCACGTAGCCGACCTCGTCGCCGCCGGTACGCATGGGGACGACGTCGGCGCCGGTGGCGCGCAGCTCCTCCAGCAGGACGTCGGTCAGGCCGCGGAAGTCGCGGTTCGCCTCGTCGGCCACGTCGTTGTGGAACTTGTTCAGGCCGCCGAGGTTGCTGATGTCGGCACTGACGAAGAACGAATCCTCGCCCGTCTGGTCGACGTGGTCGATCGCGCGCTGCAGGGTGCCGGACTTGACGCCGTCGGCGCGACCGTCGAAGCCGCCGGTAACGCTGTCGCGGATGGCGCCACTGGGGACGGTGTCGTTCTGCGCCATGGTGCGCGCCAGCTCCGGCTCGATGCCGAAGCCGAGGAAGGTCTGCTCGAGCTTGGCCCGGGCGACGACGTCGTTGTCGCTGAAGCTGATGCGGTCAGGCTGCGCGGCCACCGCGGCGGCAACGTCCGGGGGCGGCGCCACGACTGGGGCGCGGACGGGAACTGCCGGGCGGATCGGCGGGAGCTGCGTCTGGCCGGCGGCCTTCAGCTCGCGCAGCGGAACCTTGGCGCGCTTCGGCGACGGCACGACGGCCGGCAGGTCGCGCGGCCGCGGACGCGATTGGGCCCCCGGCGTTACCGCGCCGTCATGTTGAGGCGTTTCGCCCAACGGAGCGGAGGTCGACGCCGGGGGATTCTGTGCAGCCTGCTGACGCTGGAAGGCCTCGAGCGCAGCCATGCCTTCGGGCTCCGCGGCAGGGCGGATGACCGGGGCAGCGCCGGCCTGCTGGAGCTGGGCCTCGAGTTCGTCAGCGGGCTTGGCGTTCTGGTCGAGCGGGGTCGCGGCGGCGAAGCCGCCCATGAGCGAAGCAGGCGAGGCTGTGGCGGGCGCCGGCTGCTCTGGCGCAGCGTCGACGGGGGCGGTGGCAGGCGGCGCGCTGGGGCGCTCCTGCTCGGCCTGACGAGCCGCGCTGTAGATCTCTGCCACGTCCCGGGCGGCCTGAGCCGCCGGGTTGGTCTGGTCGGTCGGCTGGCTGGTGACCTCGGCCGCCTTGGCCTGAGGGGCAACGAAGCCGGTGATGCCGCCGATTCCGGCGCCGGCCGCGGCCTCGAGCAGCGCATTGGCACCGACGCCCTCGAAGGCGTCGCGGCCCTCCATGGTCCCGGCGGCGACGCCGCCAAGGTTTTGGCCAAGGGCCTCACCCGCGCCCTGCAGCGCCTCGCCCGGGGCCTCGCGAATCGCAGAGCCCACGGCGCCGGCGACGCGGCCAACACCCGGGATGCGGCCGCCACGGGCCATGAGCTGCTCGACCGGGGCGAGGCCAAGGCGCTGGGCGACGGCGCCAGTGGTGGCGTTCAGCGCGAAGCCTGCGCCTGCAGCGGCGTCGTACGCCTTGTTGGCGATGGCGAGCTGGGCCTGCTCGTGGTCAAGGCCGCGGTCACGCTCGGCCATGTACTCGGGCACGCTGAGCAGCTGCTCCTCGCTCATGCCCATGACGAGGTCTCGGGCCCCCTCGGCGCCCTGCGCCGATACGACGGCGCTGGTGCCTTGCACCGCCGCGGCCGTGGCAAGACCCTCCGACGCGCCGGCGATCTTGGCCAGACGGGCCGAGGCAAGGCCCGGGATCAGGTAGGCCGCCGAGCCGCCGAGCACAGCGCTGAGTGCCTCGCCCGGGCTGTCGGCAATGAACTCGGCAGTGGTGCCGACGCCGCCATCAATGGCCTTGCCCATCTCGGCGGAGATGGCATTGGCGTAATCGCTTCGCAGGTTGTTCGCCTGATCGTCGACAAAGCCGCTGACCGCGTTAGCCGCTCGACTGGTGACCTGCTGCTGCGATTCCTGCTCGAGCGTTTTCTGCCCGGCAGCAACGCGCTGCGCATTCTCCGTGGCGCGCGCCTCAGCAATGTCGCCGCCGATGAAGTCGCCAGCGCGCTGCAAGAAGCCACCGATCTTGTCGACGTTCCTGCCGATGAGCGCTGCGCCCGGGATGCCGGTTGCGGTCAGGGCCTGCTCGACGGGGCGGCCGGGCATGGCGCCAACTTCCTGAAGCGTTTCGCCCGCGCCGCGCAGTCCGCCGGCAGCCATCTCCGTGGCGCGAATCGTGCGCTTCTCGATGTCGCCAGCCGGGCTGACGCTCTGGATTGCACCGACGATGTCGCCAGCGGTTTCGCCCATCAGGGCGCGCGCCCGGCCTTCGGCAGTTACAGCGCGAGGCACCTCGTCGACCTGCACCGCATCGATCGCGGTCGGGACCATGCCAGCGACGCCGGCTGCGAAGTCGACGCCGATGTCGCCAGCAGCTCGAGCTGTGCTGCGCTCTTCGGAAAGCGTGCGCTGATCAAGGCCCGATAGGAACTCGTTGATCTGGTCGTCCGTCGCGTCGGTTGGGAACTCGAAGATCCGTCCCGACGGCACCTGAATGCGGCGCATGCTTACCTCTCAAGTTGTAGTGCTGCGGTTTTTCTTTTACTGCTGAGACGGAAGAACGAACCTTCCGAGCTTTTGGTCCCAGACGGGCTTCTCGACGCCGCCGCCGGTGGACTCGTCAGCCATCACTCCGCCCGGTCGCGAAGTCGACTCGCCCATCAGCGGGCGGTCACGTCCGCCGCTCGACTGGCTGCCGGGTTGGCTGCGACGAATCGGAACAAATCCGCCACTGGCAGTGATCGCGCCCATGGTGACATCGCCGGGCTGGCGCTCGTTGCCGGCCACCTCGACCTCGTTGCCATTGCGGTTCACGAGGTAGCGAAGCGGCGCAGATTCCTGCGGCTGGCGATACGTGCCGGCGACGGCAAGCTGCGTATCGCGCGACTTATCTGCCAACTCCAGCTGCTGCCGCTGCTGCATCTCGAGCGTCTGCCGCTGGAACTCGCGGTCACCCTCGCGCATCGTGGTCTGGAATTCGCGGTCCTCGCCCCGCTCGGCCTGACGCTGGTCGGCCTGCATCTGCATGGTCTCGCGCTGGAATGCGCGATCCTCGCCACGCTCCTGCGCGCGAATGGCAGCAAGACGATCTTCTCGCTGCTGCTGGATCTGCGCATTGAGCCACGTCTGCACGCCCTGCAGCGCGCCTTGAGCTGCGCCCATCAGTGCCATGCGGCGTGCGCGCTTCGACATGATCAGGCTCCCTGCATCAGTGGCCGGGGACCGGCCGTACCGGGGGCAGGCTGGCCAGCCGACTGGCCGCCGTCAACGGGCGCGTCGCCATCCGAGAACGGGTCGACGCCGCGGCGCTTGCCCATCTCCGCGATGGTCGCCTCGGCCTCGGCCATCGTGCCGTCCTGCTGGAACTGCTGCAGCATCTGCTGCGCCGCCTCCTGCTCCTCGCTGCCGGGCTCCGCCGTCATGGCGTAGGACTCGACGGCGTGCATCATCGCGTCCTCGCGGAGATTGTCGTCGCTGGTTCCTTCGATCAGGCCCATGGCATCAGCCATGTCGATGAGGTTGTCGATCACCTCCGAGGCCACGCCAAGCAGCATGTCGGTGTCGTACTGGGCGCCGGCCTCGTCAGCTTGGCGCGTCGCCTCCTCGATCATCGTCAGCGCGAGCGTGCCCATGGTCTGCGGGAGCTGCTGGGCCCCATCGCGCAGGCGCTTCTTGATGCCCTCTTCGCCGGCGCCAAACATGTGGCCGACGAGCCCATTGACCATCTGCTTGAAGGTCTGGGTGTCGGCGTCGTCGCCACCGGTCTGCTGCTGTTCCTGCATCGGGTCCATGGTCAGCCCTCGGTGGCCGGATCGTAGATGAGCTGTCGGCTCGGACGTGCCCACGTCTGCGTGCCGCCGGTGATGTTCTGGTCGCGGAACGACAGGCGCTCCGGGCCGACGCTGGCGTTGCCGTTGAGGCCGACGCCGTAGTAGCCCTGATCCTGCTGCTCATCGTCAGCGGCCCGGCCCTGCATGTAGCCGGACAGCAGCCCGAGCCCGCCTTGGATGACCGCTTGACCGCCCAGCGAGTTCATGAACCCGCCGGCGGCCGGGGCAGCAGGAGCAGCTGCACCAACGGCGCCCGCTGCCTTCGCGGCAGGCGCGGTCGCAGCCGCCACCTTGGTCGCTGCCGGCGCGGCGGCTTTTGCCGTCGTGGCCGCAGCTGCCTTGGTCGACGCCGTAGTAGTTGCTGCCTTGGCGGTTGTGGCCGCGGTCTTGGCGGTCGTCGCTGCTGCGGCCTTACCGCTGGCCGCGGCTGCGCCCTTGGTGGTTGCCGCAGCCGCGCCCTTGGTCGCCGCAGTGGCGGTTCCCTTGGCGGCGGTGGTCGTGGCCAGCTTGGCCGCGCCGGCGCCGGCAGCGCCCGCAGTGCCCGCCGCAGCGGTGCCCGCCGCAGCATTGAGCACGCCGCCTGCAGCGGCCTGAGCGCCAGCGATGCCTCCACCTGTTGCCACGCTGCCTATGGCGGCAGCTCCGGCTTTGAGGGTGGCCCCGATGCCTCCCATGATCCCCTTGGCGGCAAACGCGCCCTTCATCGCAGCGAGGCCGCCGGCAGCAGCGCCGGCAGTGAAGACGATCGCCACTGCGATGACGATCTTCTTCCAGTTCTTCTTGACCCACTTGCCGACCTTCTTGACGGCCTTTTTCACGGCACTCATTTCGCCACCTCGTTGATCCTGAAGTACACGCCGCCAGCGCGACCAAAGCCCTTCGACTTGAACAGCCGATCCTTCGCCTCGTCGCGACCAGTGTCGCTGACGCCCATGTCCATTCGCCTGATTTTCCGCTTGTCGCACCACTCGATGAACAGGTCGAGCAGCTTGTCGCCGGCTCGATCAGCGACGAACACGAGATCGCTGGCGAGAAAGCCAGCGCACCACGGGGCCGGCATCGACATGCCGACGAGAATGCCGTGGCACTTGCCGCCGGCGAACGCGCCGAACACGCACATCGTCGGATCCTTGAACGACGACATCAGCGTCCGCCGCCAGATCACCGAGTTGTAGCCGAGGCCGGCCCAAGTCGGCGACGACTCGCAGGCTGGCCGGCTGTACTCCATGATCGCCGGAAGATCGTTCATGGTGGCTGCGCGAGCAATCATCCGCGGGCGAGCGCCACATCGATGGCGCGGCGGATCACGCCGCCCGGGCCGCTGGCCAGATCAGTGCCGGGGATCGGGGTGAACCCGGGCTGGAGGCCCGTTCCCGCCGGCGTCGTCGGCGCCACCGGGGTCGTCGGCTGCGTGCCCGGGGCAGGCTGCTGCATCTCGTAGGGCCGCATGAAGATCGAAGGCACGCCCTGCGCGAACGCGGCATTGAAGCTGGCGGTCGTCGAGGTGAACACGGCGCGGGCGTTTTCTGCGGCGCGTGCCTGCTCCTCCGGCTTCATGTTGGTGTTGCTGAAGATCGCCGAAAGCTGCTGCGAGAGCTGTGCCTCGCGGTTGGCCATCAGGTTGTTGTACTCGCTGACGCGCTGCTGCTGTCGCGTCAGGTCGCCCTGCTCGCGATTGAACGCCATCTCGTTGTTCATCGCCTCGCGGAGGCGCGCTCGCTCCTGCTCGTTCTGCGACGCCTCGAACTGGCGACGGAGATCCTCGAGCCGCGTCTGCTGATCGCGATCCCGCCCGGCCTCGGTGCTGCGCCAGCCTCGCTCGGTTGCAGCCTCGCTGCTCTGGAACTGTCGACCGACCTCGTTCTCGGAACTCTGGAACTGGCGATTGAGAGCCGACTCCGACGCATTGGCACGAAGGCCGATGTCCTGCCCGAGCAGCTGCCGGCCGCCAGCCTGATCCTGCATGGCGTCCTGATTCTGGGCGGCCATGTTCTCGGACGAGGTGCTGAAGTACGTGTTGGCGTCAGCCTGAGCGATAGGCATCGCCGCATCGATGGCCGCACGCTCGGCTGCGCCAGCAGCGAAGCTCGAGGTCAGCATGCCGCGCGAAGCGGCGCCCTCGCGAGCGCCGAGCCGGGCCTGCTGGATGTAGCGGCCGTTCTCGTCGATCAGGCGGCTGAGCTGCTTGCTGGTCAGCTCGCTGTCCTGCACAGAGCGCGTGACCGCTGCACGATCCGTCTCGCTGAACCCAGCTCGCCAGTCGCCAACGCTCGCGACGCCGAGGCCGGCCGTCGTCGAAGGCGCGGACGGCGCCGTGCCAGAGCCCATGAGCTGCGGGCGCGGCTTGGGCATCGGGGTTGCCGAGTCGACCGTCCCGGGGTACTTGGGCATCGGCGTCTCGCCGGGCGCGGCATTGGGCTTGGGCATCGGGATTGTCCCGTCGCCCGGCATCGGCCCGCGGCTGCGCTCGAAGTTCGGCGGCGAGTCAGGGCCGACCGACGCCTTGCTGCTGACCATCCCAACGCCCGGGGTCGGCACCGGCGCCGGCGTCATGGCCGGGGTGACCGAGCCCAGCTTCTCCTCCTGCGGGAGCATGACTGCGGCATTGGACATGAGCGGCTGCGCCATTTCAGTTTCCTCGGTTGCCGCGGCTGTCGCCACGGGCTTCCATGAACGGTTCGATGTACTGCAGGCTGTGCGGCGCCTCGCTGTCGGTCAAGCTGTCGACCCTGAGCAGGAAGTCCTTGCCCTCGGCAGGGCGGTCGACGCTGCCCATCTTGGCCGCGCGGCGGCTGCCGTTCTGTGGCGTCGAATCGTCCGACGCGCGGCCGAGGTCGGCCTGCTGCTGGCCACCGTCCGGGTACTTGCCGTCGACGCCTACCGACCACTGAAGCGAGGCGTAGCCGCCAGTGCCGCCGAAGAACCAGCGATCGATGACCTTGTCCTGACTGATGCTGCCGGCGTTGTAGGGGTTCAGCACGAAGAACGCACTGACCGCCTCGCCGTCGAACGATCGGCCAACATCCGCCTCGAACACGTAGCCCTGCTTGGCCGCATTGAACGAGCAGAAGATTCGCTCGCGTCCGCTGGCGTCGATGCCCGTCCAGATGTTTCGAACGACAAGGCCCTCGCTTCCGGAGTAGAGGCGCTGCTTGGTGATCTCGATTCCGGCATTGCTCATCGTCATCGTGAGCACGCGGCCATCGCGGAAGTACAGGCGGTACTGGTTCTTCGACCGAACAGCCAGCGCCGCAACGGGACGCAGGAAGCGCTGCTCGTTGCTGATGGTCGCCTGCAGTCGCTCGCGCAGCCACGGCTGCACGGGCTCGCTCATGTACTGGCGGTTTGCCGGCTCAAAGCTTTCCGGCGAGTCGGCGATGAAGAGGCCGAAGCTGTCGGCGATGATCGTCTTGCCCGGATCGGCAAGCGTGTATTCGATCGCGCCGCGTCGCGCGCTGACGGTGTTCTGCGTGAACACCGACTGCGACAGTCCTCGCAGCACGTAGGTGCTGGCCTCGCACACGATGGTCAGCGCATCACCGCCGCCCGGGGCAAGGGCGGTGAGCCTGTCGCCAACCTCGATTGCGGCGGCGCCGAAGGCAGCGCGCATTTCGGTCGGCTCGCCAACGGCCGAGAAGATGACCGCGCCGCTGAAGTAGCCGAGGGCAAGCATGGTTCCGTGCTTCGCGATATGCCTCGGGACATCCTGCCCCGGCGAGAGCGGGACGCGGATCTTGATCGCGTTGGTTCCGTCGAACGACATCGCAGGGCCAGCGCCGCTGACGCCGTACATGGAGGTGTAGCGGTCCTCGCCAAAGAAGTTGTACTGCTCCCAGCGGTACGCGCTTCGGTTGTTGTCGACCTCGAACTGCCCGGGCAGGAAGATGGGGCGGTCACGCGAGGCGACGACGCCGAGCAGGTTGCCGCCGCCGGCCGCGGCGCTGCGGATCTGGTCGCCGACCTTGACCAGTCGCGGCTTGGCAGAGTTCACCGCCGCGGTCATGGTGATGTAGCCGGCGGCACTCGATGCGCCGAAGTCTCCGGACAGGGCTTGCACGTTGATGATGGTGACCGGGACGTCCGATGTGCCGTCCCACAGGAAGGCCGGCATGCCGGCGCGCTCCGCGTACGTCACCCTGATCGACACGTGGTCGATCGTCGCGACGATGGCGTTGGCCGGATTCGAGCGGCGCACGAGGAACATGACGCCGAACTCGGGATCACCGAGCACGTCTCGCGTGATGTTCTCGCTGCCCCACAGGTCGTCGGCGCCGCCGTACGTGGCGAGGGTCAGGGCGGTCGGCCACTCGCCAGCCGCCTTGTTCTGCACGCCGCCGCTGACGCCGGTCAGGATGACGGCGCCATCGAAGGCCTTGTTGCCGACGTTGGACTGGCGCTCGATGCGAACCTCGATGCCGAGGATCTGGGCGCCGGCAGGGATGCTGGTGAAGCTGAACCCCTTGCACAGGACCGTCTGCCCGTCGGCACCGCCGAGCGATGCAGTCGTGCCGTCGTCGGCATTGATGTTCGGCGCACTGACCGTGTTGATGGTGCTGGTCGTCGGAAACAGCCATGCCGACGTCTTGACGTCGGCCGCGTCGAGGCTCAGTGCCCGGGGCGTGTTGCGCAGGAAGCTGGTTCCGCCGGTGAAGGCCATCTCTCGGCCGAGGTCCACGCGCGACCAGCCAGTGCTCGTGGCGCGCCACAGCGCCGCTGGCGTGACCTCCGACTGCAGCGTGACCTCCGACAGGTCTCCGGGCTCGGGCGGTGCAGGAGCGCCTGTGTCGCTCTCTGCCAGCGACCAGAAGTACGGGGCGACGCCGCCGCTTACGGACAGGCCGTCGGAGTACGGGATGCCGACGAACCCCGAGCTGAGCGAACCGCTGAGCGGCAGCGATGCCAGCGTTGGCGAATCGATGCCAACGGCATCGGTGCCGCTGGCGGGGACCGGGTCGTAGACGACATAGCCCGACTGCTCGCCAAGCACCACGACATCGAGGATCTTGTACTCGACGAGATCAATCGTGATGTGCAGCCCTTCGTCGGAGTCGGTGTAGTAACCGCCCTCGAAGTTGACCCGCGGAAGATCGCGGATGGCGTAGACGTTGTTCTTGAACAGGAAGCCGCCAAGCACGTCGCTGCCGGCGCGACCCGGCACCGTCTCGATCTCGGCGCGCCGCGAGGTGGCAAGCTGCAGGAGCGCATAGTCGAAGTCCTGCTGCTCGCCGTCAGGGACGGACAGCGACTCGAACGCGGTGCAGTTGGCCGAGCCCGTTCCGGTCTGGTTGGTGATGGTGTCCGGAACAATCGGGTCGGACATGCCGCCGGCGAAGATGACGCTGATCGTCGCGCTCGAGCCGCTCTGGCTGATGCTGGCGATGTAGCCATCGACGCCCTGATGGCCGAGGGCCGGCATGCCGGTCGCGAAGATGATGCGATCGCGCAGCGAGAACGAGCCAGAGATGCCTGAGATCGACAAGCGCAGGCAGCGGAACTCGGCGACGCCCGGACGCCCGTCGAAGCGCTCGAACCCGTCGACGCGGGTGTAGCCGACACGGCTGCCGACCTCGTAGTTCTCGCAGTCGGCGAGAGTGCCGGGGCGGGCGAGCGGCGCTGGCGTCGTGAGGTCGAGGCCGCCGGTCAGCGCAATGGCCGGCGCGCGGCTCACGCCGTCACCTCGACGCTGAGGTGCTCATCGAGCTGCTCGTGATGCAGGACTCGCATCTCGCGATTGAGGTTCCTGCGGCACGACGCCTCGAACGCTTTGGCGTCCGGACGACTCGTGCAGTAGTAGTTGGCCAGAGCCCACCAGAAGATCGCCTTGTGGTACTTGGCCGGCATGATCGGCTCATCGGTGTCCTGCTGAAGCGGCTGAGGGCTGCGCTTGTAGTACAGCTTCACCGTGTAAGCGGCATCAGCCTCGAGGTCGAACTCGAGGTCTCCGTCAGGCTTGATGGTGAAGCAGCCCGGCTGGCCAACGCCGCGGGCTCCGCGCTGCAGGTAGCTCTGCTGCCAGTCGCCCCAAGCAACGAAGCGGACGGTCTGCTCATCGGCCACGCTTTCGCGATACAGGGAGATGGAGCGGCCGCGGCCATCCGGATCAGCGAGCACGATCGACTCGAAGTCGGAGATGGCGGACGGGGAGACGGTCGTCTGGCCTTGGGGCAAGGTCAGCGTTCCCTCGCGACGCATGAAGCGCCACGAGGGCTGGCTGCTCTGGATGTCTTCCCACGACATCGCGACGAACTCCACGAACTCCCTGAGCTTGCCAGTCTGGTTGGCGACGGTGTCCGGCTCGGCAAAGATGTCGCCCTGCCCGGCACGCGAAATGCCATAGCCTTTCTGGACAAGCTCGAGGAAGTTCATGGGGTCACGTTTCCGCGTCTTCTGCGTTCGCGTCAGCGAACAGGAACAGCAGGATGTCGGCGATCAGCTCGTCGTCAGCCTTGCTGGTGCGATTGACGTCGCGCTTGCGGACGTCGATGTCGAGCATGCCGGCGATCTGCTGCAGCTCGCGCGTGTTGCGCTTGCGGAACCAGCTCGGCTTCTTCCACTGATACCACTCGGTGATCGAGCCGGCGCGATCCGCCGTGAGCGGGTCGATGCCGATGATCTGCAGGCTGAAGTCGGCGAACTCGAAGACCGTGGTCATCTCGCCCTTGCTGCCCGGGATCTCCTCGGTGCGGTGCATCGTGCGCTTGAGGTCGAGCATGATCTGGTAGATCGGCTCGGGGATGCTGACGACTTCCTCGTACGGCACCCACATCTCGCGCTTGCCGTTCCACGAGTACACCGCGGCCTTGGCCTGCGTGTTGCCGTCGGGGCGCGGAACGCGGACTCGCCACTTGCGCCCGGCCCAGAGGCCGTTCGGGTCGAGGCGGTACGGCGGGACGATGTCTTCCTTCGTCGACTTCTTGCCGGCGACTTTCTTGTCCGGGGTCTGGACGGGATCGGAAGACGACAGGCCGACCATGGCGAGGCACTTGCGTCGCAGGCTGTCCTGCGGCTCGGTCGAGACGAACTCGATGCCGGCGTCGGACAGGTACTGCTGCAGCTCTTCGGTCGTGCTCGACGAGAACCGCGCCTTGATGGCCTCGTCGATGGGGATGATGTTCGTGGCGGGCATTTCAGGCTCCGGTGGCGGATAGGGAAGCGGCCCCAGACGGGGCCGCTCCCGATGTTACCGCTGGCAGACCTGCGCCCGTCAGGGGATATACGACTCGACGAGGAACGTGTGGACCGCGGTCGTGACCTCGGCCGCACCGGCGGTGGCGGTCAGGATCAGGTCGTCGTTCTCGGCCGCGGCTTGGATCGGCAGGGCCGCAGCCTCGCCGACTTCGAACGCGGTGGTGGCCTGCATGCCGGTGCTCGCCGCAGCGAACGCCGAGCCCGGGGTGGCCGCCGTGCCGATGCGCCAGCCGAGGTTGAACGTGAAGTCGTTGGCCGAGTCCGGATCCGCCGAGCGCGTGTTGGTGATGCGCTTGACCTTCTCGCCGGCGAGGAAGCCGCCGCCGATGTACAGGATGTCGTTCAGCGCCGGCGAGGCGTTGAACGTGATCGCGCCGGTGTACTGGGCAAAGCGCAGGACCACCTGACCGCGTCGCTCCATCTGCGGGCCGCGATAGGTCCACGTCGGGGTGCCGGCGTTCGGGGCCAGACCGTAGAGGTTGGAGTAGAGGAGTGCCATGTTCGTTTCCCTTGTGGTTAGGGGCGGGGATCATCCCGCCCCTGTTGGTCAGGTGTAGAGCTTGTCGGTGACGCCCGCCTCGATGCGGACGACGTGCTGCTGCTGCAGGATCAGCGGAGCATCCCACCAGCGGCACGAGACCAGACGGCGCTGGTTCGTGGCGTCCGACTTGTCCGCCTTGTCGAGCACGTTCATCTCGACCGCGCCAAGGCCGCTCTGGCTCTTGCCGCGCAGGTTGCACTTGCCGAGGGCCTCGGCGCCGAAGATGACGTAGCTGTAGACGTCGACGTTGGCGCCGCCCACCGAGCGCATGTTGAGCGCCGTCGGGCTGCCGGCGCCTTCGCCGAAGAACGGGTCGAACTCGGGCGACGTGATGAACATCACGTTGTCCACCTGCCCGAACAGCTCGGGGATGTTGCGCGCGCCGCCGCCGATGTTGGCCAGCGGCACGAAGCCCGGGAGCGCGCGGATGTCGGCCTGCGCGTCGGTGTGCGTGATGCACAGGTACGCCGCCTCGGTGGCGGTCGTGCCGTTGTTCACGGAGCCGTTGCTGATCTGGCGGATGTAGGCCGCGCGGGCGTTCTGCAGGGTGCGGACCGCGGTGCGGATCGCGCCGAGCGAGATGGCGCCGTTGACCTGCGACCGGGCGGTGTGGGCCGTGGCGTTGAAGATGCGCTGGGTGCCGTTGCGGAAGGCGAACCAAGCGTTCTTCTCGCGGGTGCGGCGCATCAGGTCGACGAGGCGGTCCTTCGAGTCCATCAGGACGTCGGTCTCGCCCAGCTCGGCCTGACGGCTCGAGACGGCGAACACCTCGGCGAACTCGCCGAGCGTGACCTGCACCGACTCGTACACGAGGGCGCGCGAGGGCGGGTTGACGCCTTCCGCCACCTCGGTGAGGCGCGGGTCGGGGGTGATCGAGCGGACCATCAGCACCGTCTCGTTCTTGTTCATCGGGACCGGGTACACCTTGACGAGGCGGTCGAGGACGAAGACACCGTCGATCGACTTGAGCACCTTGCCAAGCGAGTAGAGGTTGGTGGGATTGCCGGTGGCCGGGTTGGAGGCCTGATGAGTCTGGAGTGCCATGTGGTTGCCTGCTGGGTTTTAGGAGTTGAGGCCTGCGAGGAACTGCTCTTCGGGCGGCAGGGCAGCGATGTTCACTGCGCGAGTGGCGCTGCTGCCGACGTTCGGAGCGACGGAAAGAGCAAGCCGCGGGTCGACTTCCTTGGCTGCCGGCGCACTGGGCGCTGGCGGTGCGGCGGTCGTCGTCGCGGGGGTGCGGGCCTTCTTGTAGGTGGTCAGGATCGCCGAGGTGGATTCGGGGTCCGAGAAGATCTGCTTGCGCACAGCGGGATCGAGAAGCTGCTGCCGGATGATCGCGGGCTGGTTGGCGGTGTACTCGCCGTTGAACCAGTTCCAGAACTCGGGCTGCTTGTCGATCTGCTGGAAGTCAGGGTGAGCGGATGCAAGGGCATCGACTCGCTTCTGCCAATCCAGCTCTTCCCTCTGCGTGCGGAGCTGATCGATCACCGGGGTGAAGTCCTCGAGCTGACGCTTGAGGCCCGCGATCTCCGACTGCAGCTTCTTCTCGGTGAGAGAGACGGCTCCGAGGATCTTCTCCTTCTGGAGCTTGGCCTCGTGCGGGAACATGCGCTCGAACTCGGCGAAGTCTTCGGTGGCGAACAGGGCGGCGATCTCGTCGGCGCCTGCATCCACTGACCCCTCGGTTCGCGGCGCAGGGCCGCGTTCCAACTCAGCGAGCCGCTGCTGCAGCGGCTTGAGCCTTCCGGCCATGGCTGCGTTGTCGTTGCGGAGCTGGGCCTCGCGGGCCTGCACCTTTTCGAGTTCGGCTGCCAACGTCCGTTGGGCAGACTCCAGCTCGACGTAGCGGTTCCGAATGTCCTCGGGAAGCGCGGCCAGCGGGTCGTCTTGCCCCTCAGGCTGGTCAGCACTTTCCGGGGTGTCAACCCCCTGCTCGCCGGGTTCGCCCGGGTCGCCCTCCTGCGGCGGATCCTGCGGCGTGCCGCCCTCGGCCGGCGTCGGCTCGAAGTCGTCGCCAAGGCCTTCGGCAAAGGCGCGCTCTTCATCGGTCAGTCCGGCATAGCGATCGTTCGGGTCACTCATGGTCTTGCTCCTCGGGGTTGGCTTTGAGCAGCAGATTCAGCTCGTCGATTCGGGCGCGCAGCGAGGGGACTCTCTCGACTGGCACGAGCGAACTTTCAAGCGCCTTCCGGTGCTCGATTAGCCGCGCTTCGATGTAGGCGCGGATCTGGCGCCACTCGGATGAGTGGCGGTTGATTCGGATGTTCGGGCTCTCCATGGCTTAGGCCAGAACCGGGCCTTCGGGCCGGCGCTGCTCGGCCTCGACCTCGCGCTGGTCGGCACGCTCGCGCGCTGCGATCTCCTGCGCCTTCTCCGCGGCTTTCATGCCGGCGATGCGGGTCTGGGTCGCATTGCGATCGGCGTCGCTCTGCATCTTCGCCTGCAGCTCCATGACGCGCGCCTGCCCATCGGCATCGAGCCCGGCGAGCGCCTGCTGCACGGCCATCGCGGCGATGCGTTCGCGGCTCTCGCGGTCGGCGATGCGATCCTCGAAGTCGAGGCCGCGATCCTCGGCCTGCAGCTCCAGCGACCGGGCCTTGTGCTCGGCGCCGGACTGCGCCTCCATGACTCGCGCATCGGCGACCTTCACCGCAGCCTCGGCCTTCATGGTCTCCGGGTCCGGCGTCGCGTTCTTGGCGGCTTCGGCCTGAGCAGCCTCGAACTCCTCCTCGCTCAGCAGGAAGCGGCTGGCCGGCATGTCGAGGATCTTCATGCCCTCCTCGGCCCAAGCATCCCAGCGCATGCGCGGCTCGAGCTTGGGGTTGCTGGCGTACAGGCTGAGCGCGGTCATGAAGTGCTGGGCCTGAATGTCCTTGACCAGCAGGTGCGAGGACGCGCGGGCCACGACCTTGTAGTCGCCCTTCGCCTCGTCCGGCCCGAACTCCATGTTCCAGTCGTACAGGCTCTGGATGATCGGCGTGGTGATCTCGGCATCGAACCTCGCAGCCAGACGGCGCTGCACGATGTTGCTGGCGTTCATCAGCATCGCGAGCCCGGAGCTGGTCGGCACAGCCTGCGTCGGCTCGCCCTGCGCAATGAGCGGGAGCATGGTCTGCTCCTGCGCATTCTGCTTCGCGCGCTCGTAGACGGGCAGCGTGGTGCCGACCGTCGACGGAACGGTGAAGACTTGGAACACCTTGCGGATGTCGTCGATCTCGCCGATGAAGGACCAGACGCGCGGCTTATCGAAGCGGAGGTTCTTCGGGCCGGATGACCCGCCGCCCTCGGGCTCGAGGTAGCCCTTGGCCAAGGCGATCTGCGGAGCGGCGGCCATGATCGCGTTGAGCATGATGGCCCGCCACAGGACGGTGATGCCGCGCTGCGTGTCGCGCAGGATGCGCGGGATGCCCTTGCCGAACGGAGAGGCCTCGTTCTCTTCGAAGCGGAAGAACTTGTACATGCAGTGGTCGTAGTCCACCGGGGACACCGACACCTTGAGCACGACGCCTTGGGAGAACCAGACGTTGCAGTTGAGGTGCAGGCTGTTGCGGCGCTCGATCTCCGAGACGATCTTGGCGCGCGCCTCCTCGCTGATCTTCTGCTCGGACAGCAGCTGCTCGATGAAGATGTCGACAGCCTCGCGAGGCATCTGGCCGTGGTACTCCATCACGGCATAGTTCTCGTTGCGGCCGGTGATGGTCGCCTCCTCGAGCTGCTGCATCGACACGAGGGTGCTGCTCACACTGGCCCACGTCGGAGCCATCTGGAGGAGGCGCTCGACCTGCAGCTCACTGAAGCCCGGCTGCATGCGCAGGTCGCTGACGCGCTTCGACGAAAGCTCGTGCAGCTCGAACACGCCCGGGCAGTCTTCGATGCGGCGGCAGGGGCGCGGGAACACGAGCCACGGATCGACGCGCTTGACGCACGGATCGGTCATGACCTCCTCCATCACCGCGGCGTAGCCCATGCCGGCCTTGTAGCGGCGGCGCTTCTTCGCTTTCGGGAACGGGCCCTTCATGACGCCGTGGCCAATCTTGCATCCGTCCATGATCAGCTCGCGCCCGCTGTCGGCGTAGCGAGCCTCGGTGAGCTGGTCGTCCATCTTGGTGCGCATCTTGTCCATGCGCTTGCTCGCCACCTCGAGAACCATTTCCTCGAGACGTTCGGCCATGGCCTCGCTGGAGATCTTGCCCTCGGAGGCCATCATCTGCAGCGTGGACTCGAGGTTCTGCATGACCTCCGGAGGAAGCTCGGGCTCCGGCGTCTTGTCCATGTCCCAGTTGCGGTCGTTCGTCGGGAACAGCATGTCGCCAAGCCGGGCGGCGAAGGTGATCGTCGAGAAGCGGGTGACGTTGTCGGTCACCGACTTCCACTCCTCGTCGCTGCTGTACTGCTTGGTCGGCGTTGCGCCAGCGCCTTCGCCGGCATCGCCGTACTCGAACTGGCGGATGTCCTCGATCCACATGCGCTCGAAGGACGAGCGGAATTGCACGGCCTCGGCGAGGTGGCCATCGAGCGTGTCGCCGATGCGGTCCATGGTCGAGATGCGTCGAGCCATGGCCTCTTCGGCGGCTCGCTTCTCGGAACCCTCGTCTTCTGCGATGTCGACGACTTCGGCCTCTTTGGCCTCGTTGGATTCGAGCGCCTGCTGCTGGGTGATCATGGCTGTCCTCAGAAGGTCATGTTGCTGGTGATGTCACGCGGCGTGCGCGTTCCGGGGTTGTGCTCGGCGACTTTCAGGCCGGCGTAGATGGCGTAGCGCGTTGCGTCCATGAGGTGGTCGTTCTGCTTCACGACCTGAGGGATGCCGTTGGTGTCCGCCTTGTAGCGGTAGCGGCGGTACTCCTCGATCCACTTCGGGCAGGTGCTGAAGATCTTCAGGCGGCCACTGTCGAGCCGCTCGAGGACTTCTTGGATGCCTGCATCGACCGCCTTGTCGGGCAGTCGCATGCGCACGCCCAGCGTCTTGTACTTGTTGACGATCTGCGTTCCGTCGCTATCGCGCGCCGAGCTGTCCCCGAGAAACGGAATCCACGCGCCGCGCGCCTTGAGCGCAGTGGCATGCACTTCGATCGTGACCTCGCCGCGCTTGTACTCGCCGTAGATGTAGGCCATGTCCTCGTCCTTGTCGTAGGCAACCCAGACCGCGGCGGTGTTGTGCCAGCCGTGGTCGAAACCAGCGACGCGACGGAAGTGATCAGGGATCGGGAACGGCTTGCAGATGATGAATTCTTCGTCCACTGGGTACACCATTGCGTCGCCGCCGGATGGGATGCCGAAGACGCGGCTCTTGCGAAGATGCGGCTTCATCTTCGCGAGGCGCTTGCGCTTCCACTCTTCGGTCAGGTGAGGCACGTCGTTCCACGCGATGTGCGCGCAGTACATGCTTCCGCCCTGCTTGTTCGTCTCTTCGAACTTCAGGAAGCTCTCGACGACCTCGGAGAATCCAGACAGCGGGGTGAACGTGAGCAGGATCTTGCCGTCGACACCACGGCCTCGCATCTCGTTCTCTTCGTGGATCTCGTTGTCCGGCTCCTCGTCCTCCCAGATCCAGTGGAACTTGGTTCCCTGAAACGCTTCGCGGCCCTGCTCGTAGGCGCGAAGCTGCAGCGTCGAGATGCCGTTGCTTGGCACGTGGCGGATGGCCGCGTAGTCGATGAGGCCGTTGGTGTTGCTGACGATCTTGCGCTTGAGGAGCAGGTGCCGAGGGATCAGGCCTGTGCCGTAGAACTCCTCGCCCTTCTCGGCGAAGTCGCCGAACAGCACGGGCTGGATGACCTCGCGCATCGTCTGCCGGGTGTCGCCACAGGCGCGCGCCTTGATCGGGTATGGGAAGCGCAGCCCCTTCCACCACCGCGGGTACAGGCCGGTCAGGTGGAGCGTCGTGAGGTAGCCGCCGATGCCGTACGTCTTGCCGGTGCCGTTGCCGCCCATGGCGCACACGTGGTCGTACTTCGCGGTGGCCTCGAAGATCTCGCGGTGCTTGGCGTACTTGCTGATCCCGAACGGGCCGTCTTCGCTGTAGATCTGCTCGAGCTGGTTGTAGCGCAGCCATTCGGCCTCGGCCTCCAGCAGCTGGTCGAGGTCAAGATCCTGAAGCTCTTCGATGTCGAGGTTCAGCGTACCCACAGCGTCAGGGCTCCGAGGACAGGGTCGGCCGCGCCGTCACCCCCGGAACCAAGGACGTCGACAAAGCCGGCGACGCGCGAGGCTACGCTGACCGACTGCCAGCCGGTATCCAATATCCCGGTGCTGGCGATTGATGCCGAGGCGAGGATGGCCGCGTAGCTGCCGGCGACCAGTGGCGCGGTCGTCGCGAGCCGGGCCTGCAGCACGGCGCCAGACGAGCCTGCGGTGGTCACCACGCCCGTCAGGCGGATCTGGGTGTACTCGGACATGTCCAGCGGTATGCCGCCAGCAGGACGCCCCAGAAGCGGCGTGAGGGCCGCCGGCATGTTGGTCCACGTGGAACTGCCGACCAGCATGGCGAACGTCGTAGGGCGAAGCCTGAGCAGCCCTAGAAGCGACTCGGCCTGCTCGCGAGTCCAGCGCCGGGCGTCGAGCAGGCGGGTGGCAGATAGGCCGGCCATGTCAGAGCGCGTTCGCGTACTCGAGGCTGACCGAGACGTCGGTCGTGGCGGTGGCCAGCACCGCGTCGGTGGCGGTGACTCGGAACGTGGCGGTGGTCACGCCGACCTCGATGGTGCCGCTGAAGAGCGTCGTGCCTGACGACGGGTTGTTCGCCGTAATGAGCGCGCTCCCGCTGATGCGCGTCCACGCGTAAGTGTACGGGCCGGTGCCGCCACTGGCCGTGGCCACGGTGTCTGGGAAGGAAATGACGAACTCGGTGCCCGGGTTTTCCGGATTGAAGACGTAGCCCGAAGCCGTTGCATCGTTGACCGACACCGATAGCGCGGCAGCGACAGCGATGCTCTGCGCGCTGTCGGCAGTGAAGCCCTGAGCGTCGGTGACGCGGACAGTGAAGCTGAACGTGCCGGCGGCGCTGGGCGTTCCAGTGAGCGCGCCATTGCTGCTGTTGAGCGAGAGGCCTGTCGGCAGCGAGCCGCTGGCCACGCTCCAGACGTTGGTGCCGTAGCCGCCAGAGGCCGACAGCGCGGTGCTGCTGTAGGACACGCCCTGACTCGCCGCCGGGAAAGTTCCCGAGATGGCGACGTTGTCCTTGTAGGTCAGCGTGCCGTCGGTGTCCACCAAGTTGCCTGCCGCGTCCACGTAACGAATCGTCAGCGTGCGATCGGTGTAGCTCGTGTCCGTCGGCGTACCGCTCAGGCTGAAGCTGGAGCCGCCCGTAAACGAGATGCCCGTCGGCGGGGTGCCGCCGATGAGCGAGAACGTGCCCGGGGTGTGGAACGTCGACGGCGCGAGCTGCGTCGTGTCGTAGGAACGGGTCCGCATCGCCGGCGGGAACGCGAAGGTGAATGCCGGGAAGTTGCGGTAGATGATCGAGCCGCTGGCGTCAGCCGTCGCGCCGAGTGCATCGGTCACGCGGAAGGTGAGCGAGCGCGTCGTGTACGAGGTGTCGGTCGGCGTTCCGGACAGCTGCCCAGTCGACGCGTTGAGCGTGATGCCGGTCGGCAGGGTGCCCGAGATGACGGCGAAGGTGAATGGCGACTTGCCACCGGAGCGGACGACGGTGATGCCGTACGGAACGGTGCGCGTCGAGCGAGGCAGCGACGACGCGTCGAGGGCGAGCGTCACGTAGGTGTTGTTGACCGTCACGGTGACATCGAGCGTGTCGCTGCTGATGCCATCGGTTGCCGTGAGGCGGAACACCGCCGACACGTTGCCGCCGGGCGAGACCGACCCGACGAAGCTGGTGCCAAGCGAGGACGGAGCGCCGGCGCTGATGTCCGTGCTTCCGGACACGCGGGCCCACGAGTAGGTGATGCTGCCGCTGCCGCCAGTGACCGCGACGCCAGAGTAGTTCGGCGTGATCGAGAACGCCGAGAGCGTCTCGACGTTCTGGGTGTTCGACGTCACCGAGCCCGTGATGTCGATCGCCACGTAGCTGCTGTTGATCGTGAGCGTGCCGCTGGCCGACGAGGTGGCGCCGCTGGCATCCGTGACCCGCACGGTGAGCGCGGTCGAGCTGGTCGCGGAAGGGATGCCGGTGATCAGGCCGGTGTTGGTGTTGAACGTCAGGCCCGACGGCAAGGTGCCGCTGGTGATGGCGAAGGTGAACGGGCTGTGGCCGCCACTGCGATCGAAGCCGTCGCTGTAGCCGCTGCTCTGGACGCCAGCGTCAAGGCTGCCACTGAGCAGGAGGACGTTGGCGTAGCGAATGGTCTGCGCGCTTTGCGCAGCAGATCCATTGGCATCGACGACGCGAACCGTGATGTTCCGGTCGGTGTAGCTGGTGTCGGTCGGCGTGCCGCTGATCACGCCAGTCGCCGCATTGATGGTCATGCCAGTGGGGAGTGCCCCAGAGGCAATAGACCACGTGAACGGAGCTACGCCATCGCTGACGGTGAGGCCACTGCTGTACGACACCGTGCGGTTTGCGAACTGCGCAAGCGTTCCGCTAAGGCTCGGCGGCGTGTATGCGGAGACCGTGATCGACGATGGCTGGTCGCGCATGTTGCCCGCGGAGTCGCGGACACGCAGCGTGAACGAATAAGTCCCCGGCGTGGTTGGCACGCCGGAGAGAGCCCCCGTGCTGGGGTTGAGTCCGATGCCCGGGGGTAGCGGCATGGCTTAGCCGAGGCCGATGGTCGCGATGTTCGGCGACGCGTAGTTGGTGTCGGTGACCGTGGCGTCGTTGTTGAGCTTGGTCGCCAGCGTCGCGCCCCACGTGTTGATCGCGATGATGTTTGCGTTCAGCTCGACGAGGATCGCGACCAGCTGCTTGCCCTGCTCGCCCGGGAAGTGCGGCTTCATGCGGGCTTCGATGTTCGCTTGCGAAAGTGCCATGGGAGTTTCTCCTCCGGCTGGTTGAGTTCAGCGCGTCGCGGGGCCGGAACCGCGCGCCGAGCCGTTGTTTAGTTCTTCGGCGAGACGTGGACGTACACGCCGCAGGCGCCCACCGTGGCGTCCTTGCTGACGCTGTAGGTGACGCCGGGCTGCAGCACGAGCATGGGCGCCGTGGCCGTGAGCTTCTGCACGGTCGTGCCGACGGTGTACGGGATGAGGGTCTGGCCGCCCATCACGAAGATGTCGACCTCCTCGGCGCCGGCGAGGCCATCAGCGAACAGCATGCCGTCGTCGTAGTTCGTCAGGTCGACGATGCCGCCGATGGCGGCCGCGGTTGCCGGCGAGTGGATGGTGATGCAGGTCATGGCGTTTCCTCGTGGGTGCTGGCCGTTGCGTCGCGGAGGCTGCCCTGCTCCCCCCACGTGCGCAACTCGATGGCACGGCCAAGCAGCTCGGCCGCCGTGCCGCGGGCCCGGGAGCGGTAGATGTCCTCCCAGAAAGCGAGCTGGCAGTGGTTTCCTCCCTGCCAGAAGAAGATCGCCTCGGCGCACCAGCGCACGATGCGCCAGCGCAGGGGTGGGTTGGCGGACAGCTCGCACTTCCAGTAGCTGCGTCCGGAGAGGGACTCGTCAGGCGCCCCGCCAGAGGCTGCGTTGAACAGCTGGCTGATGGCGTCGCCGATCTTGGTCAGGCGCCCTCGGCGATCCCAGCCCTTGATGGCGTACTCCTCGAGAAGCGCATCCTCGATCGGCGTGGCAATGGCCGGACCGTCCATCAGCGCATCTCGTTGTAGAGCATGTGGAACAGGCCGCGCAGCATGCCGTCGAATAGCTCGGCCGGCTGCTCGCCGATGATTTCGCCGCCCGGGAGCATCACCGGGATCATGCGGCCTACGAGCTGGCCAGCAGTCACGGTGATCGCGCCATCGGACTGAGGCGCTCCGAAGTAGCTGCCGTCGATCTTGTACTGGAAGAAGCGCGAGCACTGGAAGGTGATCGTCGCAGCCTGCGGGCCAGCGGTGGGCTGCCACGAGATAACCGTCGTCGTCGACAGTGATTCGCTCGAGACGTGCTCGTTGACGTCGATGATGCGCTTGTTCATTGATGCACCTATGCGTTGAATCGAAGCAGTGAAACTACGCCGGTATCCGCGGTCGCTTCTGAAACTGGCGAGCTGTGCGCGCCCGTGTACCGGGCATTCCCCTTGGCATAGCGGAAGTCGTCAACAAAGCACGCAGCGTTCTCTGCGCCGCCGGCAGAGTACGCGCCGATGTTGAACACGGATGGCGTGCCGAACGACGAAGGCATGCTTCCGCTGCCAACCACCGAACCATTGACGCAGACGTTCGACACGTTCGACGCATTCCTGAAGAACGCGATGTACTGCCATGTGTTTGCGACGAGCGCATTCGACGTCGTGTAGTAGTCGCCGACGCCGAACTCCAGCGGGGTGAGTGCGCCCGATGCGTTCATCTTCAGGCCGACAGCGTTCGTCCCCTCGCCGGTGAAGATCACGCCAGCGCTTAGCGTCGGGACGTAGAGCCAGAAGTCGAAGCAGAACGCGGTGTTCGACGGGAGCTGGTAGTCAGTCATACCCGATGTCGTGGTGATGCTGTCGCCCGAAGCGCTGCTGATGTCCAAGCAGCCAGTGCCGAACTTCGATAGCGCGGTGGTGATCACCGCTGAGCCGGTGGCGACCCACGTCTTCCCGAGGTCATCGATGATCGGCGGGCCAGAGCGTCGGCGGATCACGCCCTTGATGGTACTCACCAGAGCCTCCACTGGTTGAGCGTGTCGGGGATCTTGGCCAGCAGGCGCGACGAGCCAGCCGGGATGACGAACGAGCCCGTGCCCGTCCCCTCGAGGATGGTGACGCCGGCCGGGCCCTGCACAGTGATCGTGCCACTCGAGCTGCCGGTGAACAGCGCGAGCGAGAACCCGTTGGGGAATCGTCCGAAGACGCGCTCGTCAGGGATGTTGAGCGTGATCCCCGACGTACTCGTGTTCCAGTACGCGACGCCCCTGTCGCGCTTGGTGAAGGTGAACGTGGTGTTGACCAGTCGCGGAGGGAGGTCGCGCACGTTGCCTCGGCCATCGCCCCGGTCGAACGGGGCTAGGCCGTTGATCCCGGCGAAGTGGCCGAAGTTCATCAGAAGTCCCCGGCGCGGCTGACGATGACGTTGAACGCCTCCGCGTTGTTGGTCGCCGCACGGAGCACCGCGGTGTTGTTCGGGAGGACGATGCCGAGGTCGGTGAGGTCGGCGCGAAACGCGGCAGTGGTTGCGCTCGGCGTGATTGCGGTGACCGGGATCTCGCGGATCAAGCGATTGGTCGTGCCGCCATCGAGCGAGAGGAACAGGCGCACCATGCCGCCGGTCGTGGTCGCTGTCGCCTGCACGGTGATGTCCTCGACGCGCGTGCCGTTGGTGCCGCCGGTGATGACGGACACAATGGTGCCGGTGCCGTCGCGCGCAGTGTTGGCCGCGCTGATCTGCGCGACGGCACTGCGCGGCGTCGAAGCGTAATTCGGAGTGGTGGCCATCAGTGGATGCCTCGGTCAAGGAGAAGAAAGCCGGGGGCGCCGGACGTCGTTGCTGGTGCGTACAGCGCGTCGGCCTCGGCCTGCGTCAGGTACTGCGAGTGCGGATCGCCGGCCGAGGTGTGGGCGGTAATGGCCGCTGCCGCAGCGCCAATGGCCTCGTATGCGGCGTTGCCCTCTGCCGGGGTCAGGTACTGCGGGTGCGGGTCCGCAAGCGCCGTGTGGCCCGCCACGGCGGCAGCAGCCTGTGCCGCGCCAGTGCCGGCAGGGTCGGCGCCGACAGCCGCTGCGTTGGGCATGGCATGCACATGGTCCTGTCGCGCCGCAAAGATGGACGACCCAGCTCCAGCCGTGCCCAGCGGCTGCGGCGTCGCGGAGCCAAGCTGCAATCCGCCGAGAAGGCTGGAGAGGGTGACGTCCAAGGATTACTCCCAGTAGCCGTTGAAGCCGATCACGAACTGCGTGACCTGCGAGGCGGTCGCGGTGCCGGTGAGGATCTTGGCCACGATGGCCACGAACTCGCCGGGGTTGACGACGACAGGGGCCTCGAAGTCCACCTGCACGGCGTTGGCGATTGCGCCGATGGGCGCGCCAACCGGGAACGACATGATGCCCAGCGGCATGCGGCGCGGAGCCTTGGCCGTCGCAGTGGCGAACGATGCCGTCTCGGTGGTGGCCAGCGTCAGCGCGGTGTGGCCGAACGCACAGGCGAGGGCGTATGTCGTCGGCGTGGTGGCGACCGCGGCACCAGCGTTGGCTGCGTGGATCCACACGCCACGCAGGATCAGCGTTCGCGGCGTCTGGTTCACGCCTCCGACCGGGTTCGCAAAGGAGCTGATGATGACGTCGGTGGCCGACGTGGCCGGAGCGTTGAGCTGGAAGATGCCGCCGAGGCCGGTGCCGAGCGCCGCGGTGGTGTTGGTGCCGGCAGCGGCGGTGGGCAGGGCGGTGTTCGCCCACTGGGCGGTCTGGCCGATGGTGCCGCCGTTCTGGCCCTGATAGGCCGACAGGCCCATCGAGGCCATCTGCCCGGCCCACGTCTTGTTGGTGGCGATGTCGGCGAGCGACACGCTCCAGTCGTTGAGCTTGGCCTGCATGACCGGCGCGCCAGTCACGGTGCCAGTGTTACGGAACTGGATCGACTTGGGCAGTGCGCCGCTCAGGCAGAACTTGCCGTTCGCCGCCGGGACGACGACCTCGCCCAGCAGCTTGTCGTCCATCCAGAACTCGACAGCCTTCTCGCCGGGCACGATGGTGTACTTGCGCGTGTCGTTCGCCGGGATCGTGCCGCCGGGAATCGGGAAGGCTGCGGATGACGTTTCGACGCCGTTGTAGTTGAGGACACCGAACAAGCCAGCCGAGGTGTAGCGGAAGTACACGCCATCGGTCGGCGCTGCGATGCCGGTGCCGTGCGGGAACAGGCCGAACTCCACGACCTGATTGGCCAGCGGCGCAGCGGTGAAGCTGAGCGTGTCGTTCGTGTAGAGCGGCGCAGTGTCGATGATCGGGAACTGCCGCCACGTCGTGTGCTGCACGCCGTTCGCCGCGGTCAAGTTGCTGTTCGCATTGAGCAGCATCGCGCCGCCAGCCTGCGTTGCCGTCATGCCGACGAAGACGTGGCGATTGTTCGTCGTGTTGTGCGACGTTGCATTGAACTCGTCGTAGTGCAGCATCGTGTCGATGCCGACGCGAAGTCGGTAGTCGCGAGACGTCTCGGCCGACTTGAGGTACGGGTCGCCGGTCAGCTCGCCGCTGTCGTTCTCGCTGTGGGAGCGAATGCTGCCGACGCGCTCATGCACGTTCGGAAGCACGACAAGCTGCTCGCCTGCGGTATTGACGTCTGCGATTTCGCCCGTGCGGCCTACTTGGCGGATTCCGCTCATGGTTGGTTCCTCAGTCGGTGATTCGGTAAGCGATCTGGAAGTCCCCGCTCAGCGCGTAGTCGCAGGTGCAGAGCAGGGTGAAGTTGACGCCGGCGGAGCGAGCGACTACGCCGAACTTCATCGGCACGAACGCATGCTCGTAGGCGTTGTTGTCGGCGGTGCTGCCATGCAGCCACACCTCGATCTTGCTGGTGGCGGTGACACTGGTGTTGGCGATGACGACCTGCTGCCACTGCGAGCTTGCGGGGTCGGTGCCGAAGTTGATCGTTGCCGTGCTGACCGGCGCCCCGCCTCCGCCGCCGCCGCTACCGGCCGGGCCGCGGATGTTGCCGGTGACGGACCACGCACCCGCGGCTTTCGTGTAGACGTCGCCGTTGGTGGTGTTGAGGTAGTAGTCGCCGTTGATTCCTAGGCCTGCGCCCGGGACGCCCGCGCCATCGAACCAGACCGAGCCCGGCGCACCGTCAGCGCCATCGGCACCGTCAGCGCCGTCGACACCGTTGGTGCCGTTCGTGCCGTTTGTGCCATTGGTCCCCGGGGTGCCCGGGATGCCCTGCGGACCTTCCGGACCCTCCGGCCCCTGCACACCCTGCGGGCCAATGAGCTGCCCGGCGACGACCTCCAGAACGCCCGTGCTGCGCGCAACCAGCATCGCGATGGCGCCAGTGTCCACGAGCAGGTCGTTGCCCGCACCGACGTCGAGGATCGTGTTGCTGCCCGCGACGATGCGGACCTGCGCGCCATCCGCATGGACTGCGAAGCGGAAGCCCGGCCCAACGCCAGCGGGGATGAACGCCTCGCGCAGCGTGCCGCCCGTGACCATGAGGTAGCCGCTGTTGTCGGCGACGGTGACGTTGGCCCCGATGATCGTGTACCAGATCATGCCGGTGCCGGGCGGGCCCTGAGCACCGTCGACGCCGGGCGGGCCCTGCGGGCCGATGCTGCCGTTCGCAGCGATCTCGACGAGCAGCTCGTTCAGCGTGGTGGCGGTATAGCCCGGAGGCGGGTCGATGCCAACGATCGCGCCACCGTCGGCAGCAAGGTCGGCGCGAAGGATCGGCGCCTGAATGCCGAGCTGCCGCAGGATGCGGCCTTCCTCGCCGGGCCAGCGCGACTTAACGACGTCGTAGATCTCGTCGATGGTCAGGATTTCGTCGGCCACTCGGGTCGCTCCAGTAGGGCTTCAGCGGCAGCGACGTCGGCCTTGGCCGCCTCGTTGCCGGCGTTCTGGGCCGCGAGGCTGGCCCACCGGGCGAGACGGCGCAACATGAGGCCGGCCTCGGCCAGCAGGCCGCGGTCACTGGCGGCCACGCGGGCGGCGCGCATGGGGTCGAGCAGGGCGGCCTTGTCGGCGGGAAGCAGCTGGCGCGCCTCCTCGACCATGGCGCGCGCCAGCTCGAGCCAGAGCCGCTGTCCGCGCATCTCGCCCTCGGCGTGCTCCCGGGCTGCGCGGTCCATGGCGGCGACCTGACGGGCCGCTGAGAGCGCCTGCAGCGTCTGGAGCAGGTCGGCCTTCAGTCTGGCCACCTCGAGCCGGGCCGCATCGGCCTCGGCCACGGCGCCCTGCAGCCGGCCCAGCTCGGCGCGGAGGTGGTTGCGCTGCTGCAGCAGGTCGCCGTTCTGGTCGGCCGCTGCAGCGCAGGAGGCGAGGTAGTTGCCCACCTCGCGCACGTGGGCGTTGCCGGCCGAAAGCCGGTAGACCAGCGCGGCCATGGAACGGATGCGGTCCGGCGTGTAGACCTCAGCGGGCTGGTCCATCGAGATCCTCCCTCTGGATGACCCCGGCCTCGACGAGCTGCTTGATCTTGGCGGCGATCACCTTGCGGCGCGTCTCGGGGTCGAGCGCCTTGGCACGCTCCTCGGCGTCAGGCTCCTTCGGCACGCCGTCGTCGATCAGGCGCGTGATCTTGGCCAGCGTCTCCAGCGCCTTGACGCGCGACGACTGCCGCGTACGGGTGCCGCGGTCGGTCGCTTCGACCATGAGGCGCTTGATGATCCACTCGGGGTTGAGGTCGGCGACATCCGGCAGCCTGCCGATGAGCCGGTTGGCCGGGCCTTCAGGCGCATGAGGCAGCTCAAGGCGAGCGAGATCCTCGGGCTGCGGCGTCTCGTCGGCGGCAATGAACTCGCCCTCTTTCGCCTCGAGCGGGAAGGAGGGGAGCTTGTTCACTGGTCCTGCCGGATCACGATGCCCTGACGCTCGGCCTCGTCCATGCACGCAACGCACGCGGCGCGGCGCTCCTCGCACACGTCGAGCTTGGCCTTGAGCGGCGCAACGACCTGCGGCTTGATGAGATCCCACGCGGCCGGGTCGAGGACGTCGGGCGGTGTCCACGCCGGCACGGTGCGATCGCACGGTGTCTCGCACGCGTTGCTGCAGACGAGCAGCGGCGGCACGTACTCGGGCGGGAGCTTTGGCGTGCAGGCGGCCAGCAGCAGCGCGGCCAGTGCCAGCAGTGCGCGACTCACGGCACCACCCCGAGCGTGCCAGCGAGGAAGCCAGCGACGCCGCTGAAGGCGATGCTCCCAACGACCATGGCAATCAGCCGGGCACGGCTGCGCGCGTACCGCGTCAGGATCTCGTTGGCCTCGACAGGCTCGTTGTCGGCACGCTCGGTGGCCGCGACGATCTGCGAGCGGGTGAACAGCATCGCAACCTCGTAGCCGTCGTTGGTGATCATGACCGCCGGGATGCGCGGCTCCATGGATTCGCCGAACTCGTGCTCCGCGTTGTCGATGGTTTCGGACTGGTAGATGACGCTGCGCATAGCGGGCTCCTAGAGGTAGGACTTGGGGCTGATCTTGCCGGTCAGCTTGACGACGTAGCCGGCGGGGAAATCCGGGTTCGCCTGCTGAGCGAGGAAGGTGAAGAGGTCGCCGAGCTTGATGGCCAGCCACAGCACAGGCTCGAGCGACCAGTGGCGCGGCTCCATGTACAGGCTCTCGTCGTCGAAGCCGACGTTCACCGGGCAGAACAGGTGCCAGCCTTTGTGGGTCATCAAGGGCTCAGTCACAGCGCACCGCCGAACAGGGACAGCAGGACGTAGAACGTGGACTCGAGCACGAGGCCGAGCACGAGTAGCGCGACGAGGATCAACATCGCCCACACCGTCAGCGTGACGACGAGGCCGACGAACGTCGCGCCGCGGGACAGCAGCCAGAGGCCAGCGGTGAGGGCGAGGTCGCGCATGGTTAAGCGCCCACCGCCGCGCCGACGTTGCTGGCGAGCTGCTCACGCAGCAGGTAGCCCTCCAGCGCCCAGATCTTGTCGCGGGCGTTCTTGCGGGCGATGGAGCGGCCGACGTCGGCATCGAAGTTGCGGTGGTCAACGCACGACGACTCCCCGAGCACTTGGTAGCCGTTGGACAGAGTCAGCAGGCAGGCCGTGAAGCGCGGGCCTTCACCGAAAGCACCGTCGAAGACGTGGTACTGCTCGGAGACGATGAGGGCGTCGATGCGCTCGGGCGTGATGCGCGGGGCGATCAGGCCCTTGTCGATCAGGCCCTTGTCGATCAGGCCCTTGTCGATCAGGAGCTGTTCGAGGGTCTGCTCGTCGTGAGCGGGGACGGAGGCGTCGCGGCTGTTCATCGGGTGCTCCTTCGGCGGGTCTTGTCGGTGCGCTTGATGCGCTTGCGGTACAGCGTGTGCGGGTTGCGGGGGCGGAGCATCTTGATGAAGCCCTCGTCCACCATGATCTGGAAGCCATCGATGAAGCCGAGCACGCCATCGTCAGGCTGGAACGACTCCTTGGGCACGAAGTGCGCGCGCAGCTTGGCCGCGACCCGGGCGGTGTCGTCGACGGAGATGACGACCCTGCTCACTGCCAGCCCTCGTTGAACGCGTCGACGCGCTGCTGGCCGGGGCCGCAGTTCGGATCGAGCGGCGGAATGGTGGACAGCAGGCGCTCGTACTTGCCGAGCACGCTGCGCTGCTCGCCAGCGATGTCCTCGAGCGTGGCGGCGAAGTCCTCGTCGACCTGCTGCGCGGCGTCGTTGAAGCCGCGGGTGTAGGCCAGCGCGTTCTGCGCGCCTTGCGCCTTGGCCTCGGCTTGCAAGACGGCGACGCGGTCATCGCAGGCCTGACGTGCCGATGCGAGCGCGACGGACTTGTTCCAGCCCCAGCGAGCAGTTGCCACCAGCGTGATGCCGGTGACGATCAGCAGGACGCCGAGGCCAGCGATGACCTTGGTGGCGACGGGCAGGGTTAGCTTACTGAGCACGGGCAACCTCCTCGACGAGCTGGTCGGTGATGATGTCGTCGACGTTGCGGTGGTAGCCCTGCGCGCGCAGCAGCTCGTCGGCGCGGTTGATCGCATTGGCCAGATGCTGGTCGTGGACCATGCGCTCGTAGGCCTCGTGCGCCGACCACGTCACGAGCTGGGCCATGGACTGCTCGGGCAGGAAGTCGGGGCCGAGCTGCATCGCCCACGAGAACGGCGTCACGCCAGCACGCCAGATGGACAGGGCCAGCTCGGTGGGGCGCGAGTCTTTGGGCAGTACGAGCCGCAGTTGGTCGAACATCAGTGCGTCCTCTCGTTGGGCTGGATCTCGATGGCGGCGCAGGCCGACTCGAGCATGCTGCAGGCAGCGTCCATGGCGAGCACGGGCTCGTCGGCGAACAGGTAGAGCTGGGCCCTGCCTTCGGTCTGGATGACGCACACGACGCTGTTGTCTTGGCCGCCAGCCTCGACGCGGTCTGCGATGTCGCGGATGAGCGCTGCGGCTTCTGCCAGCGTGGTGGGCGTTTCGATCATGGGCACATGCTCAGGCAGCGCCGCGAACGGCGCTAGGGGTTTTTGATGTCGGCGACGCAGGCGTTCGCTTCGTCCTGCCGGCGGTTGAACAGGCCCTGCACGAAACGCATCTCGGGCTTCATGCCGCCCTTGCCGTCGGGGATCATCCGCCCGGTGCGCACGTAGGACCACACCGGCCGGCCCTCGCTATCGCGGGCCATGCGCTCGCAGCCACTGCGCCAGCTGCCTGCGTTCCAGTGCTTCATGGCGATGCTGGCGCACGTGTTGGGCGCGCCGTTGTTCCACGCGTGGCTGGTGGCGGAGTCGAAGACGGACTGCGGCGGCACGCGCTTGAAGCAGCGGAGCAGCGACTGCTGCACCTTCTCCAGCGCCATGCTCTCTTCGCGGCCGCACTGCTCCAGCGTCCACTTCTGGCCGACGATGATCGGCGTCGTGGTGACGTGGCGCGTGAGGCCATCGCACACGGTGGGCAGGCCGCCTGCGAGCTGGTCGGCGTAGACCTCGAGGTGGACCTCGCCGCCACCCTCCCAGCGGCTGATGATGTTCCACGCGCCGGTTGCGCCGAGGATGACCACGCCACCGAGGAAAGCGACAGCGCGGGGCGGCGCGCGGCCGGGGCGCTGTTGGGCAGGCTGGCTCATGGGGCTCGGCTCTGGACAGGGGCTCGCTCAGGGGCGGCCAAGGCTTCGGGGATGTTGCTTCGGCGCTTCATGATCGCGGTCCAGCGCGTCTCCTCGCGGCCACCGACGACGATGGTCACCGGCAGCGTGGACATGCGCACGATCGTCGACTCGCCACTGCGATCGATCAGGCGGAAGGCTGAGTCGAACTGGCGCTTGTGGCGGATGCAGCGCGTGTATTCCTCGGCGACGTCCTCGCGCTCGTCCGGGTGGATGAAGCTCAGCCAGCCATGGCCGCGCAGCTCGTCGCTCGTGCGCTCGGTCCAGCGGGTCAGGGCAGCGGCCACCCATGTGACGCGTCCCGTCTCGTCGATGTCGATGCGGACGACCTCGTCCTCGGCGTCGTCCCGGGCTCGCTGTTGGCTCAGGAACAGGCTGACGCTGGCCTCGGTGCGCGCTACCGCGTCGCGGAGGCTGCCGCCGCCATTGGGCAGCACCTCGTGCTTGACCGCGGCCAGCGACTCCTCGATGGCGGACATGCGGCCCAGACCGTCGGTCAGCTCGCCGGCCCGGGTGCCCAGCTCCATGAGCCCGGCCAGCGCGCGCCCGGTGCCCTTGAACTTCGGCCAGACCCAGCGGAGCCATGCCACCCAGCCACCCCAGATGGCCGCCAGAGCGCCGCCGACCTCGACGAGCGTCGGCAGCTTGGCCAGCAGCTCAAGGCCGTCTGGAGGCGTCATGCCAGTGCCCCAGACATGAAAAAGCCCCGGCAGGATGGGCCCGGCCGGGGCGGAGCCGCTGCGTTCAAGGAGGCGAACAACGGGCGGCTGAAGAGATTCTGCGGTAGAGCGGCGGTCGGGCGCAAGGCGATTGCTCCGGCTGGAGGTGAACGGGTCGCGCTGCGAGGCTGGGCAGCTAGCACTGGGCGGTCAATCCCCTACCCCGCACCGGCGCGACCGGGCACATACAGGGCGCGGCAATGCTGCCACCTCGATGCACAGCTTTGGGTCAATTCCCCCATCTCGATAGCTTCGGCCTATTGGTTTGCGGCCTGAAATGGGCGCACAATCGCGTACAGAAACTGGCGCGGTGCCAGTAAGGAGGCGGCAATGATCACGAGTGGTATCGAGCGTTCGATTCGGAACGCGATGAGGGCTATCGCCAATGGCGAGTCCTCGACTGCGGTCGGCGAGCTGGGCGCGTGCCTTGGGCGTCTGGAGCGTCAACGCGAGGAGCTGGCCAAGCTGACGGAAGGCATGGGCCCGGACGGCCGGCAGGCCGAGCTGCGGGAGGAGTCGTTTACCCCTGTGGACGTGCCGCTGCACGACGGGCGCGTCATGGCCACGACCGAGGTCAAGGCCACCATCGACGCCTACGTGGACAGCGGCGCCTTCGATGCGGCCGTTGAGCGGGCCGTACCGAGGAACCGCCAGCTCCCCAATGGCTGGGGCTGCGCGACCATCTTCGAGGTGATGTCCTCGCCCAATCCCCGGACCGGCTCGCCCTACGTGGAGAAGGTGGTCATCCACTCGCCCAGCGGGGTCAGGACCGAATGCCGGGACGACGAGGATCGCTACGCGAAGCTGCTGGCGGACCGGGACAGCCTGCTCGAGCAGCTCATGGCGAGCAACACGCTGGTCGGCAACTACCGGGATCGGGCCGACGAGCTGCTGGGCCAGCTCAAGGCGGTGGAGGCTGCGCGCGACGCGGAGCGCGACGCGGCGGCCCGGGAGCAGAAGGCGCATGCCAACTACCACGTCGGCGCTGTCGAGCCGTCGGCCGTTGTGGTCGGCAGTCCGCACGGCATGGTGGCCTTCCGCGCCTTCCGGCCCGTGGATGCCCAAGAGGCGGTGCGCCTGCTCAACAAGGCGGACGACGAGCTGGCCCGGGAGCGCGCCGAGAACCTGAACCTGCGGGCCAAGGCTGCGCGCGACGCGGTCGTGGCGCCGGTGATCGACAAGGTGGCCGAGTGGAACGAAGCCATGGCGCCCGGCCACTTCGAGACGCGCGGCCTTGGCAGCGCGCCGGCACCGCTCGTGGGCTGGGTCGTCGACGAGGTCAATTCCGAGGATGCGCGCGAGCGCGGCTTCAAGCCCGGGCAGATGGCTGTGAGGCCCGACCTTCCGGACGATAGCTGGTGGGCCAGCGGCAACTTTGGCGAGGTCAAGATCTCACCATTCCCGCACGGGGGTGACCTCATCCGAACCCCTGAGATCTACGGCGGGCTGGCTGACGATGGGCGCTGGTTCGCGAGCTTCATCCGGTACGACCAAGCGTCTGGACAGTCCATCCGCAACGAGGGCATCTGGCTGCGCCGCGTGGAGCTGCCCATTGCCAAGGGCGACACGGTGAAGATGGTGCGGGCCACTGCGCCTGAGCCTCGCAAGACCGCAGTCGACGTCGACGCGCTGGCCGATCGTCTGTTCTACGACGTGGTCGCGGGGCGCCTTGCTGCTTCTGCTCCGTGGGACAGCTACGGCGAGTGGATCGAAGGCGGCGGAGCTACGTGCGGCGCAGGCCTGAAGCCGACGCTCGAGACGTGCCGCAAGGCGGCCGAGCTGATTATCGCCGCCGGCTACGGCAAGGGCGGTGCGGCGTGACCGGGCCGACGCTGCGCGAGCGGGCGTGGGCCGGGCTGGACGATAGGGCCTCGCTCTACCGCTACGGCGCCCACAGCCCGGACCAGATGCAGCGGCAGGCCGAAGCCATCGCCCTGCGCAACGAGGTCTGCACCGCACTGGAGCGGCTCGAGATGCTGGAGCGGGCGGTGGTGGACAGCCACCTGCACCGCGTCCCTGCCCCCGCCGCGAGCCCCGAGGAGGTCAAGGCGGCGGAGTGGGCTCGCCTCGAGCGCCGCGCGGAGGCGCTGGCCGACCGCATGTACGCCGACGACGTGGCAAAGCGCGGGCTCAACTGTGCTGACACGCTCCGGTTCTACCTCAACACCGCCCGAGTAGAACTCGGCCTCACCCCCAAGGAGTAACCCATGCTTGCTACCGCATTCATCCTGATCGCCATCGGCGCCATCCTTCGCTCGCTTTCGAAGGGCGTCGTCAAGAGCAACCCGATCGCCTATGTCGCGTCGCAGAGCTACCGCAACATCGCCGACGCGGTCTTCTTCGCCGGCAACCTGCTGTTCGTCGCCGGCCTTGTGGTCTTCGCCGTCTTCCTGTGGAGGGTCATGCCGTGAGCTGGAATCCAACGCAAGGGCAAAACGAGGAGGCCGATCGCCTTCGCAACGAGCGCGCTCAGGAGGATGTCGCGAGGCGCGATGCTGGGCTGAGCGCGATCTATCGACAGACCAGCGATCTGGCGCAGCAGATGGCCAGCGGCAACCATGCGACGCGTAAGCCGGGCGTGCTGCACGTCGTCGAGGGCCCGACCGTCAGCTGGTGGCGCAGGCTGATCGGCGGGCAAGCCGTCGTCGACGGCTTGGTCATGCAGCTCACTGCATCGCGAGCGCTCCTTGAGTCGACCAAGGCTGCCAGCGCCGAGAATACGCGCAAGCTCGGCGAGAAATTCAGCGAGGTGTACAAGTTGCGCGGCGCTCTTGAGGAGAACGGCCGAGAGTTGGTGTCGACGATGAGCCGATGCGTCAGGGCAGAAGACGAGGCCGACCGACTGAAGGCTGAGCTGACTGCCGAGCAATCGCGCAGCGAGTCCCTCAGGCGCGAGTCGGCCAAGGCGCGAAAGAAGGCCCGGCGCATGTGGCAATCGTCACTGGCCAGCAAGCGACAGCTCGCCGCGGAGACGGCCGAGGTCCGCCGCCTTCGCGGACTGCTGGTCGAGGCCATCGCCGAGCGCAACGAGGCGCGCATGGCTGGCCGCGCTGTCGAGGTGCCGGTGGTGGAGATGCCGGCTCGGCCGACGCGAGCTGAGCGTCTGGCCACACTCGAGGCGGATCGCGACGCGCTGCTGGCGCAAGACAGCGTCGCGGTCACCGGAAGCGGAGACGAGAACGGCTTCCCCCCGAAGGTTTGGGTTGTTGAGGGGATTGGCACCTTCACCGGCGTCCAGCAGTTCCGCATCACCAACGGCACCGACGAGCACGTCCTGCTGGCCAAGCGTCCGGGCTCGAACGACCCGGGCTTCGACTGGCTGGCGCCGGGCGAGTCTCGCTGGTATGTGGACCGCCCCGGGTTCGTCGCCACCTTCAAGCCCAAGAAGGTCGGCGAGCCCGCATCGTTAGGCCCATGGGCTGAAGCCAAGAGCTGATCGAAGACCCCGCTCCGGCGGGGTTTTCTTTGGGTGTTGACAACACGGCCCGGTGTCGTGTATGATGTACTGGAAATGGCGGATGGGCCGCCATCTCAAGGAGAGCAAAATGTCGCACCACTACTACGCCAGCACCGCCATCGGCTTCTCTGTTGCCGCCACCCGCGACGAGGCGCTTCGCAAGGTCGCGCGTCAGGCAGGCAAGAAAATCATCGAGGCGAACATGCCGCGCGGCGGACTTGCCGTCGTGAGCATGCGGGTCGAGCTTCCCATCGAGGCGCCATACGAGATCGAGAGCTACGTCCCGGTCGGAGTGCCGACGTCGGAGCGCGAGCGCGCGTACATCGTCGACCTCAAGGGCAAGACCACTCCTCGCGACTGACCCCTCGGCCCTGCCCCTGCACCGCGGGGGCAGCACCGAGTGGCCATCGCCACCGGCAACCCACACAAGGACACCACCATGATTTCCATGAACGCGATCAACCTCAACTACGCCATCGGCTCCGAAGCCATCCTGCTGTCGCGCCGCCCGACCGGCGCCAACGTGCGCTGCACGGTGATCAAGCACTACAAGGACGGCGGCATGCTGATCCTGACCGACGCCGGCCGCGAGATCCGCATCACGGCGCGCGGGGACCAGTACGGCGCTGGCCTCGGCTACTCCTCGCCCCGCGTCGCCATGGACCCCGCGGATGGCGAGCGACTGTTCGAGATCAAGGAAGCAAAGCGCAAGTCGGCCACCGCGCTGGAGCAACTGAGGACTGAGATTTTTCACCTCGACAACGAGCTGAAAAAGCTGCACCCGGACATGGCCAAGGTCACCGAGATGGTGCAGAAGATCTCCGACACGGCGAAGGCCGCAGTCCAGTAACCGAATTCAACCAACCCGATCGAAGGAATACGCCATGTCCAGCATCACCACCGAGATCACCGAGTACACCCCGACTGCGCAGGCTCTGGCCGAGTTCCGCCAGCGCTACGAGAACGCCGTCTTCCCCGTTGCCACGACCGAGGGCATGCGCAAGGCCATCGAGGCCCGTCGCGAGATCCGCGAGACGCGCGTTGCGCTCGAGGCCAAGCGCAAGGAGATCAAAGAGCCGGCGCTGCGCCGCTGCCAGCTGATCGACGCCGAGGCCAAGCGCATCACCGCCGAACTGGAGGCGCTGGAGAATCCCATCGACGCCCAGATCAAGGCCGAGCAGGAGCGCAAGGAGCGCGAGAAGCGCGAGGCGGCTGAGCGCGAGCAGCGCCGCCGCGACCATGTCGATGCCTGCATGCGCCGGGTCCGCCAGTTCGTCACCGTTTCGGTTGGTCGATCCTCGGCCGCTGTTCGCGAGCAGCTTGCCAGCCTGATCTCTGCCACGCAGGGCGCCGATACTTCGGAGTTCACCGACGTCGAGCGCCGGGCTTATGCAGATGCGGCCGAGGAGTCTGCTGCCGAGCTGCGCAAGATGGCCGACGAAATGGAGGCCCACGAGGCCGAGCAGGCCCGCATGGCGGCCGAGCGCGCCGAGCTGGAGCGCCAGCAGGCCGAGCTGCGCCGGCAGCAGGAGGAGACGCGGGCTCGCATCGAGGAGGCCGAGAAGGCCCTCCGCGATGCTCAGGAGGCGCAGGCCAAGGCTGAGCGCGAGAAGGCCGAGGCCGAGCAGCGCGCCGAGCTGGAGCGCGTCCAGCGCGAGCAGGAGGCCATCCGTGCCCGGGAGCAGGCCGAGGCCGCGGAGCGCGAGCGCATTGAGCGCGAGGCCCGGCAGGAGGCGGAGCGCAAGGCTGCCGAGGAGCGCGCCGCCCGGGAAGCCGCCGAGCGCGCTCAGGCCGAGGAGCGTGCCCGTGCCGAGGCCGCCGAGGCTGCCCGCCTCGAAGCCGAGGAGCGCGCCCGCTTCAACGCCATGAGCCTGCTGGACGCCGCCAAGCTGGCGCTGGCCGAGCTGGCCAGCCGCGGCGCCAGCCGCACCGACGCCTACAAGGCGCTGGCAGCCCAGATCCAGATTCATCAGGGTTCTTGACACGGCACTGGGCCGTGTTATTATCTTCTCAACGGGGCGGATGGGCCGCCCCAAGGAGAGCGAGATGAAGCGTTACGTAGTCAAGGCCACGGCCATCAGGAAGGACTTCAACAACGACGTGTACGTCGCGTGGCACGGCGGCATCACGACCGAGATCGAAACGGCCGAGCTGTTCAGCGTCTTTGCCTCGGCTCACGCTGCGATGATCAAGATCGCAAGCAACGACATGCACGGCGTGAAGGACTCCTACCACGAGTGGGAGGCCGTCGAGGTCAACGTCAAGATCGAGGAGGCCTGAGCCATGAACAACCCCAAGCTCGCCTCCATGCTCGACGTGGTCTACAACAGCCTCCCCGCCGAGGACCAGATTTACCCGGCGCCTTCGGAGATGCTCAAGACGTGGAACCTGACCGAGGTCATCGACCGACTGGTCGAGATGGCCGACGACTACGACGGCAACAACCTCGCCATCGACGCCGCGCTCGAGGCCGCGGCCGACGAGTACCCCGGCTACCCGGTCCTTCGCCCGGTGGCCAACCCGAACTTCCCCGGCTGGGTCTGGACCGTGCCTGACTGGGATAAGCAGCCCGATGCTGAGACGGCACACACCAAGCGCGACCTGATCGTGAAGATGATCGACGCGTTCGAAGACGGCACCTACCCCCTCTGAAGGAGACGACCATGTCCAAGACCACCCCCTATGCCGTCGGCATGCGCTACAAGACCCGCTGCGGCCTGAGCGTCAAGATCATCCACCACATGACCAACCCCGAAAGCCACTACTCGGTCTGCGGAATCATGACCGACAGCGAGGGCCGCGAGACGCTCGAGAGCTGGGCCGCCGATGGCGTCTACGACAAGACCTACAAGCTCGGAGAAAACCCGCTGGATCTCCTGCCTGCTGAGGTCGTGGACTACGAGGCCATGGCGAAGCAGCTCGCGATTGCGCTGCGCGAGATGACCGGCGAGTACATTGCCGTCATCCGCGACTACGTCGAGGGAGCCTCGGCGTATGAGGGCTACGAGCGCAAGGCCGAGCACGCCAACCGCTGGCTGGCCGAGGCGCGCAAGGCAGGACTGATCCCATGAGCGAGACGCCCGCCGACATGATGGCCCGCGCGCTGCGGCTCCTGCTGGTCCCGTACCGCGGCTCGAGCGACGCCTCGCTGATGCAGGCCTGCAAGGATCTGCGCATCCCCGGCGGCCTCGGCCGCCACAGCCCGGGCGAGGTGCTGTACGCCCGCATGGCCCTGAAGGCCCACGACGAGGCCAGCAAGGCGGTGACGCGATGAACCCGGGGCGATGGGCCATGGCGCTGGCGAAGCGCCACAGGGCGGCTCTGGCTGCGTCTGGCGAGGCGTCACCGCCCGCCATGATCGACGTCACCGTCTCGCTGCTGATCGCGCAGCGGAAGGCTGGGATCGACCTCACCGGCCTGATGGAGCTTGCCGACCGCGACCTCATCGCCGAGGTCGGGATGATCCACGAGCGCATCGACCGCAAGACCGGCGAGCTGCGCGACCTGTTTGCACCGACGACCGAAGGAGTGAAGCCATGAAGCGTGGCGACTGGAAGTACATCATCGGCGGCGTGCTGTTTGCGCCGCTGGCGTGGGCGTTCTTCTACGTGGCGCTCGGCGCCGGGAGCTGGCGATGATCCAATCCAACGACGAAACGCTGAAGCTGTTCGAGGCGCTCGAATCCTACGTGCGCAGAACAATCCGCAAGTCCAACAACAAGCTGGCCAACGGCAGCGAAAACATGCACCACCCGGCTGCCAGAGAGCGGGCTGAGTACGTGCTCGAGCAGATCAGGATTCACAAGCGGGCAATCGAGAGGGGGCAGTTCGGATGGACCTGATGCGCAAAGACCACGCAACGAACCGCGCCCGGTACGAGATCCTCCACGCGGCTGAGAAGCTCGGGTTCGGCGTAAGCCAGATCCGCGACTACACCGTCCGCACCCCGGGCGAGTACCGCAACACGCCGTGGCATGCGGTTGTCCTCGAGTGCCCGTGCGGCACGACCAAGACGCTGCACGTCAGCCGGCCGAAGGTTTACGACGGGTTGGTCGAGCACCTGCGCGACCACCTTGTGCGGGATGGGCTGCTGTAGCAGCCTCTGGTTTCCGGAGTAGGGGGGCGTCGACATGCGCCTAACGCAGGGATGGGTTCTCCGGTGAAGCGGGGTGGGGCTGGGAAACCAGCCCCATTCTTTTACTTGACAACACGGCACTGGGCCGTGCTATGATTCTGGAACTGGCGGATGGGCCGCCAAGGAGAACGACATGCTGACCGTGAACGACGTCAACAACATCGAAACCGACAACGACTGCAGCCAGCTCGACTACTACAAGTCGATCCAGAAGGCGATCAACGACGGGTGCTGGAGCCTGCAAGGCAGCTACGGCCGGGCCATGATGGCCGCCATCGACAACGGCTACTGCATGCTCGGCACGAGCCGCGCGAAAGACTACTGGGGCAACGTCATCCCGGCTCGCACCGACGTGCAGGAAGGCACCAAGGGCAGCCGCGAGTTCGTCGTCGAGAAGATGGGCGAAGAGTGGGCCGCTGCGATGGAGGGCGTGTGATGCGAATCCCCAGCCGATACCGCCGCCTCGATGGATGGCGTGGCTACTCCATCCCGGGCCCGGCCATCGCCGGCGCCAGCGACACAGGCACGGCCAGCGACAGCCCCTGCCCCACGCCGCGGGTCAAGCACGAGATCCGCGAGCTGCAGCGCTGGCTCAAGACCGTCGGCATCTCGACCCGCACGCGCTACGGCGGCAGCAGCAACGCTTTCTGCGGCAAGCGGTGGCTCTGCGTTGTCGACGGCAAGCAGCACGCCAAGGCAATGATGCTGGCCAACCAGTGGCTCGAGGACAATCGAAGCAAAACGCACTACATCCACGACGCGAAGTGAGGACAGCAATGAAGACCATGACCATGACCGAGATCAAGCGCATCCACCGCGAGAAGTGGAAGCGCGCCAACTGGTTCGGCCCCGACGAGATGAAGTTCTTCCGCACCGAGCTTGGCAGCGGCGGCTACGTCCGCGCCGACGGGATGATCCTCTTCGCCACCAGCGAGCAGCCGCCGAATGGCAAGCGCGCCGGAACCCTGAGGATCATGGATCCCGAGACCGGCGAGATCGCCACGCTCGGGGTGATCTGCATGTACTCCAGCATGGGCTCGGCCGACAAGGCTGCAGCCCAGCTCGCGATGGGGAGCGCGTGATGGATCGCTTCGACATCTGCATGGGCTACTGGATGTTCTACTGCTCGTGGCACAGCGGCGGCCTCACCGACCGCTGCCGCGCCAAGGGCAGGGGCATCGCCGAGCAGCTCCACCGCATGCAATTCAGCCCCGGCATGGGCGGCGACACGCCGAGCCGGGAGGACAACTACAGCGCGACCGAGGTCTACATCGGGCTCATCGCGAAGTACCACGGACAGGAGCGGGCCGACAAAGAGTCGGCAGAGATCACGGCGCTGGACAATGCCGCGGCCTGACCGCATCATCCGCCACAGCGCGAGCGATCGCGTTTGCCGCACGCCTAACTCGGAAGTCATGAGCCGAGGACAGCCCTAGCCCACGGGGTTGGCGATAGCGGCCCATCATGGGCCACGTGGAGAACATCTTGAGCACCTTCATTCTCAGTGCCTGCTGGCCGCTGGAACTCAGCGCCACGCAGAAGCTCGTCATCATCTCTCTTGCCGATCAGGCCAACGACGAAGGCGTCTGCTGGCCGTCCGTGGCATCCCTGACCCGGCGCACCTGCCTCAGTGAGCGCGCCGTCAGGAACGCGCTGCGCGACCTCGAGGATGGTGGCTACCTGAAGACCCACGCCCGGGAGGGCAGGTCGAGCTACTACACCGTGACCCCGGCACGTGGTGCCCCCCGGCAGGAGATGCCCCCCACCCCGGCACGACGTGCCCCCCACCCCGGCACGACGTGCCCCCCACCCCGGCACGTGGTGCCCCCAGAACCTACAAGTAACCATCAGGGAACCATCACTGAACCGTCAGGGCGCGCCCGAGGGACGCGCCTACCGGCCGACTGGGTGCCGAGCCAAGACCTGATCGTGACGGCCCACAGCCGAGGCCTCTGGGGCGCACAGCTCGACGACGAGGTCGAGAAGTTCCGCAACTACTGGGTCAGCA